CAATATATGATCCGCCTACAGTTACCCTAATTCAAGGGTACGATTACCCTTTTAAAGAGGGTAACCTTATGGGTCGTGGACAGAAGTTCCATAGTGATTATTCCTACAGACGTGCTATAATAATAGGAGATGATAGCGATATGCGTAGGACACTCTCGACCAAATGATTCAGGAGCAGCTTCTGTAACTGGAGTCACAGAATGGGACTATAACTCCCAACTGGCTGACATGATTGGGGAAAATCTAAAGACTCCCCATAAAATTTACTCTACCTACAAGGGAACTAGTTACTGGAGTTCTATGAAATGGCTCGCTAAAACTCTTCGTAATGATGCCGTCGAAGCAGCAGTTGAGCTACATTTCAATGCTGCTACTCCTTCTGCCACAGGACATGAGTGGCTATACTGGAAAACTTCTGAAAAGGGAAGACTCTTTGCTCGTGCTTTAAGAGATTCCTTTGAAGATTGTTTCCCTCAGTTACGTAGCAGAGGAATTAAAGAGCGTAAAAAGGGAAGCAGAGGAGCTGGTTTTCTTAGGTTAACACACTGCCCAGCCGTTATTGCAGAGCCTTTTTTTGGTAGTAATAACGAGGATTGGGAGCTTGCACTAAAAAGTATGGAAGGAATAGCCACGTCAATAGCAGGAGGAATTGAATTGTATAAAGATCTTTCTGAAAGGTGGTAATGTGGAACTTCCTAAATCCATTGCTATTGCAGGACACCGAATAAAAGTAGAGGCTGTCCCTTTTGGAGATGACGACCCACCATATGGTTTATATTTCCACGACAAAAAACTTATTCAAGTTAACAAGAAGATTAAAGGTAAGATCTTATTAGATACAATAAGACACGAAATGATGGAAGCCAGTTTGCTATTAAGTGGCGTTGGTTGGCTAGAATCATATGAACAAGAATCTGTTGTTCGATGCATGGAAGAAATATTTTTTCCTGCATGGGAAACGTTTTTAAAAACATACAAAGCATGAAAAATTTTGTTGAAGAAGATTCAGAAACAAAAGGAAGACTATTAAGGTACAGAATAAAAGGAGTTGATATCGAATTAGCTCAAGACAGGTGTGATGAAATGGGTATACTTCCTAACTCTTTTACTCGTGGCATGGGAAGAATGGTCGGGTTTTTAGGCGAGATAGCAGTTAATAAATTTATACCAAGATCTAAGTACGTAGGCCACAAAGTGTTTAAATACGATTTAGTAAAAGGTAAAAATAAAATAGAAGTAAAAAGTAAAAGCTGCGCTAGTTCTCCTAAAGAACATTATGTAGCCTCTGTTAATGCCCCTAAAAAATTTGATCCAGCAAATGATACTTATTTTTTTACTAGAGTATCCAAAGATTTAAGATTTGTTTGGATAGTAGGGTGGATATCTAAAGATTCTTTTCTTAAAAAAGCTTCTTTTAAAAAGAAAAATGAAACAGATGAAGAAGGGTTTGTATATAGGGCATCAGGTTATCATATAAAAATAAAAGATTTAGAATTGCCTTATGCTTTTATTCGTAAGGACTAGCGTCCCCATCGGGAGTATTAATATATAAAGGCATCCCTTCCCCTAAAGACCCTGCGACGTTATACCAAAAGTACTCATCTGCGTCTTTTAAAGTCATCTCTTGAGCTAACACATCAATACATTTGTCTATAGAATAGACAGCTCTAGGAGGATCATTTTCAAGTTCTAACCCAATAAATGCTTCATCTAAACCATCGGCTAGAATTACAGAAGAATTTGGAGAGTGTAATTCTATAAAAGACTCTATTTGTTTTCTATCCATTTTAAAACGGGTCTACTCCTGTACTGTCTCCCAAGTCATACTTTTCGTCAAGGTCTATAACCCAGTACTTACCTCCTCCTTGCCCCATAGATCTTATAGGTCTTACAGTGTCATTTTTCTTACTTACTTCTTCAAGACTATTCATACCTTTTCTAAGAACTTCAAATTGAGAAGATATTCCTAAATGTTTTCCGTCGTTTAATAGGAGCATTCGGGATTGCAGCTCTATCAAAGTTCCAGTCCAGTAAGGTTCAACAACATCCATTTGTTCTCTACTGCGTTTACAAAACCAATCAAGCAACTCCGCTATACTACTTCTACTTGAGTTGTCATAAGAAGCATCTGCAATAGCTGGATCTATATATCCTTTTACTCCGTATCTCGCATTGCCAAGCAATCTTTTAGGTATCTCCATCTCTATAAGTTCTCTTAACAAGTAAGGTAATTCCTCTTCTATCTTGGCCTCCAATTCATGGTTTGGAGGAAACTTACTAGAAGCATTTTTACTTACCGCAACAGCTAGTATTTTATCTGAATTACTAGAATCCATTGCAGGAATGACAGACAAACTATTTGCGTCGTTATTTGTTGTCATAAGTATTCTCCCAGTCCAAGGAACAGTAACAGCATTGCAATACTTAGCATTAACTTCTATTTTTGGATTAGCTATAATCCTTTTATTGATTTCTGTGGCTTTTCTTTGATCCTGTAAAGAAGAAGCACTTACAGTATCATCAACAACCCAAAGGGCTTTAGCCGCTAACTCTTTATTAAAAGTTGTATTACCTGCAATATAATCACTAGCGTCTGCAAAGCCCCCTACTGAAGCTCCTATAATTTTATTGGACAACAAAGTTTTACCTTTGTTAGTCCCTCCTACTATAATAAAACACTGCCCTTGAGCTATAACTCGATACAACACTGATTCATAAAAACGTTTCCACCAAGCAAAGAAATAATCAATCCCTTCATCAAAAAGTTGTTCTATAAAATTCATTAAAAACTTACACTTATTAGGGTCTCTAATTTCTGAAGGTTGGATAGGCATCAGGTTTTGGCTATTAAGTATTTTGTTTGAGTTAAACCTGACCACTCGTTCAGTGTGCCATATACAGGGTGCAACTTCATGAACTCTATTGTTTTTAGCTATAGAAAGAAGCCCTGCATCTACCTCACTAATATTTTTATTAGGCTTTATAATTTTAGAAAACCCCCTGCTTTGAAGCTCTAGTGCCAAAAGCCTTTCTGAAATAGTTACAGGATGCCCTTCATCTAGTGCATAGTAACTGTTTCCTGAATACCAAAACTCTTCATCAAGTACGCTGTACTTTTCTGCTTCGTATTCTTGAATAAATTTATCTCCTAATAAATCTCTCCAAGACATAAAGCTTTTTGGAGCTCTTGTAGAAAAACACACCATACCATCCTCTACAACCATGCATCCTTCGCTGTCCTTAAAAGGGTCAACAAAAAACAGGGGGCCTCTAGCCTTTAGAGAAAAGTCTTCCTCCCAATACGAAAAGTTTTCGTACTTACTCCTAAGAGCTTCTTCTACTTTATCTAAAGGAATATTAGTGTCCCCAGAGGTAGGAGCTTTTTTCATTAAGCAGTTAAATAAGACAGGTTTATAAACGCTAGGGTCTATAGGTTTTCCAACTTTTTGAACCTCTTCAAATAAATGAAAAACTTGAGCCGCTTCATAAGAAGCTACATCTAAACCTGCAAAACATCTTGAAACACCTAAAACTTTTCCAAGCTCTTTAGCAAACAAAGGGTATACCTCATGAGGAATAGCTAAACCTTCCTGTTCTTCAAAAGGGTAAAAGGTTCTTATATAACCAGAAAATGTTTTGTGTATGTATTGAGGCAGCGTGTATTTTTTATCTATAGCTTCTAGTAGCTCAGGCATATACTCCCAATCAGGTGGAGCATCATAGTCAATAGCCAACCCATAAGAAATATTAAGGAGGTTCTTACCTGATATCCTTTCTGAAGGGCAGTCCCCCTCTTGAAGAGTAATAAAATAAGAATCAGTCTTAGGGTCGCTACACCATTTTTTGTACTCAGGCTTAGACTTAAATTTAGGTACTGGGGGTAACTTCAGTTTACTAATGTCTTCAATCTTTTTTGTTTTTTTATCTCTTAGGTTTTTTATATATCTAAACATCTTATTTTTCGTATCTTTCTACAACTTTACCTTCTGCATCCAAAGGAATATCTGGAATCCAAGAAGGAGGGGTTTTCATTATTTTTACTACATCTTTTAAAGCTCTCTCTGCTTCATCTTCTTCTATTTCTATAACTACCTCATCGTGCACATGGCATATTATATTAAGCCCTGTTTCTGCTATCCTAAGCATACAGTCACAAAACACATCTCTAGCCAAAGCCTGTGAAGCGTTTTCAGCCAATAAACCTCCGTAAAGTTTTACAGCTCTTCGTGAAGAGTTTTTTACAACTGTTGCAAAATACTCTTTCCTTTGTATAGAAACATTCTTTTCAAGATCCTCTACTTCTGTAGTTCTTGAGTTTATTCTTCCGTACTTTAGTTCTCTTCCTGAAGGAAGAAGTATATTAAAATCATAAGGTGAACTCGCTACGTCTTTAAGTTCTTTATTTAAAGATCTCCAGTAAGAAACGACCTTAAACATTTTTTCTCTGTACAAATCAACAGACGCTTTAGCCTCCTCCTCAGTCATCCCAGAAATTGAAGCAAACTTTTTGTAACCTACTCCATATCCACAACCTAAAACCATTGTTTTAACTTTGTGTCTAATGTCAGGTTTAATGTCTTTTAAAGGCCCTTTGCTGCTTTCCCAAAGACCAAACTCAATAGCAAAAACTTCGTAAATGTCATCAGCTTTTTTTATGTCTTCCAGTATGCTTTTAGATTTAGCTAACCAACACAAAGTTCTTACTTCAATTTGTGATAGGTCTACAACTACTAATTTTTTACCTTGAGGTGCTTTAATTAAATTTCTTAAATTGCACCCAAACAAATCTCCTCTTGGTAGGTTTTGTAAATTTAAGTTACCACCAGAACCACTAAACCTCCCTGTTACAGAAGCTCCAAAATACATTATGTTTCCATAAAACCGCAAGTCAGGCATTGTTGCATACTCAAAACTTTCTAGTTTTCTTTTTACCGAATTAACTCTCCTAAAATTTCTAACAGATTCAATCCAGACATGCTTCTTACCATGTTTCTTTATCCATTCGTTTGCTTCCTGATTAGTCATAGCCATACTGTCGGGAGGCTCGACACCTGCTTTTCTGCACTCTGCATTAAAAGCTTTTCTAGATAATATTGGAGCGTTATCTATCCACGGTATTGTGTTTTCAACTTCAAATAAAAGCTTATTAATGTGGTCTTTTGATTCTTTAAGTAATTCTAAATCGATTGGGAGTCCTCTTTGAGAACACCTTCTGTTGAGCAAACTAATAGCTCTTTCAAAATCAGACCATTTAGGAGACAACTTATCCCACAACTGCAAACAATATTCACTGTCTAGTGTTGCGTACTCAAGGACATCTTTTTTAAATTCTTCACTCATAGATGACCAAGTTTTTCCTTTCATGGCATCTCTTGTTTCTTTACTAAGGTCTATATTTAAAACTTCTTCTGAGGCTTTTTTTAATGATCTTGGGTGGCCACAACAAACAGCCATATCCGCAGTACAATGCCACTCTTTAAAATCTACTGAACCCCACCACTTTTCCTTTACCCCATAAAAATATAAAGTCTCGTCAAAAGATGCGTTGTGTGAAAGGACTCGCTGTCCCTCAAGCATAGACCAATCAAATTCTCTAGGATTGCCTACAAAAACAAAACCATCGTCTCCAACTACGCTTATAAGGTAAGCATCAAAATCAGGATGAGAAAAATAACCTAAAGGCCCTAAAATTCTAATAGAGCAACTTTTGTCATAATAAGACTCAAAATCTAGAGCATACGTATTCATAATATTTTTAGGGTAAAGTAGCCCTGATGACACCCCCACGACATCATCAGGGCTTTTGATAAGGGAGGAACTCCTACAAACCCCCCTCACTTGCTGAGTAGCAAATTACTCTTTACTTGGAATACCCGATGATATTTCGGTAACGGTGTTCCCAGAGGGTGGAACAACTTTTTTATCCATAGACTTATTAAAAAACTGCAAAAGAGTTGTTATCTTATCTTTTTCGTCTCTTAAAATATTAGCCTTATTTTCCAAGTCTTTTTCGATATCAAGTAAGCTTTGGTAATGCTGTTCTATCACCTCATGTACCACTTCTTTCTTCTTAACTTCCATAGCTTTTTCAGCTACCTCTTTTATGTGAGCTTCCATATCTTCAGTTATTTGAACTGAGTTGACTTCATCATCGACTACAAATGGTGGTGCTTTTTCGTCCATATTATTAGCTTCCTAAAAGTTGACTAAAGGTTATTGCTTCCTCAGGAGAGTTTTCGCTTGTTGGTTTTAAGGTTGGTATAAACCAACTGTGCTGCCCCTTCGTAATTAGTTCTGTCCCAAAAGACCAAACCTTAGCAGCAATAGGCAACGCACTATTAAATAGCTGAAAAGTGTTTAGTTTTTTGTACGTAAACTTATATCCATCTTTACTAACGTTAATTACACCAAGAGCATAATTAGTGTCTCCAATAGGATATTGGTAGATGTCGTCTTCAGAACCTTCTGGCTGAGGAATCAAAAGAGTAATATCTGCGAAGACAACCATCTTACCGTATTCAGAATCATTTTCTACGTCTGACCTTTCAGCTTCACTCCACGCCATTCTAGGCATTTCATCACTGCCAAAAGGAACGTTTTCACGCCATCCTTTTTTAGTGTGACCTATGATAACATCTACTCGGTCATCTTTTTCTAAAAGAACATCTGTTTTATCTATTACAATGCCTCCGATAGGCCCATCTATTTGACTCATTTTTTGAATCACGTTCAAACGTGGAACATCCACATCCTCTAAAGAAACAACAAAACCTCCATCGCCTGAAGCACACAACGCTGTGTCCTTACTAGCAACTATTTCTGCACTTTCTTCTTTTTTACTTTTTTGCTTAACTGCACTCATATTTTATACTTTATATTTTATATTTTATATTTAGTTTCTAAGAACCTCTGTTCTTAAAATTATTTTTCAGATAGTGTATACCTTTTTTCAGAAAAGCTAATCACATCCTCTGTCTCTAACTCATCAAGAAAATCATGTGCTGCTTGCCCTTTTTCTCCGTCAGGGGCTTTCCTACTTACTTCTTTTGCTATGGCTCCTAAAGGCATTCGCACAGTATCCATTATTTCTTCAGGAGATAAACTATATTTTTCTGCAATCTCCATTAATTTTTTGTTATCTTTGCAAGATCTAGTAGAACCCATTGATTTAAGCCTAAGAGTAGGAAACTCTTTTCCTGATTTAGCAACATCAACCGCTTTGGCTTTTATACGTGTAGCCCAGTTACTTACAATCTTTGCCACAACCCATAACTGTTCTAGAACTTCAGGATCATCAGGATCTGATATGTCCACATCTTTATCAGGCAGCATAGAAAGCCGTTGAGCAACTTCTACTGCAATAGCCCCACATGCGGGGCATCTATCTTCAAACATGCAAAACCTACAATTTACAGAGGGAGATAGCTCATCTAGTTCGGGGGCTCCTGTATCCCACTTAGGGCGAACTTCTTGTCCTTTTAAAATAACATCATTAAGTTGTTTTGTTAGTCCTGCAATGTCATCTCTAGTAAAAGTTTCGTGGAGTACTTCGTTACGAACAGGTATGTAAAAAACAAATATTATTTCTTCTACTTCAGGAAAAGCTTGAAACGCACCTAAGGTATAGGCTTTTGCTTGCCAATTACTTCGTGGGGAATCTATAACAGATATGCCTGTTTTGTAGTCGGCCATTATGGCTTTATCACCCCTAACTAAAAACCTATCACAAGTCCCCCATGTAGATGTTTGACCTAAATCAACGGTTACTTGAATCTCGTTCATTTCTTCAAACTCAGATTCTCCAAATATACTTTTATTAAATTCGTCTTCGTCTTTTACTATCTGCTCATAAATTTCCAACTCTTCTTCATCGTGGAGAGCGGAGGGGTCTCTTACCTCTAGGGCCTCATGAATACGGGTGCCTTTTTCAGCAGCAGCGTTTGTGCCTGAAGTGCTTTTATATCCTGCACACCCTGCTACGTACTTTAAACTTGATGGACTAAACTCTGCGTGTCCTCTGCTTCCGTGGTCTGGTGTTTCAGTCATGTGATCCTGTATGTAATGTATTTAAATTAGCTAGTTTAGCTTGGATAGAAGTAACAACAGTTTCTTCAACACTGCCCGCAGCAACTAATATTTTTTGTAAAGCATGGCTTTTTGCTCCGTTCCTATGTATCCTCCCTAACGCTTGCATATAGTCTTTGGCTGAAAAAGTAGGGCTAATCAAAGCAACTCTTGGGTAGTCCCCCATAACGTCGTGCAAACTCAAGCCTGTTCCACCAGCGGCTATATTAACCACCAATACTCTTTCTTCGTCTAGAGAAAAATCATCTATTATTGCTTGTCTCCTATACGGGTTTTGACCTCCTATGATGCTAGGACACCCCAGTTTATCTGTAAGGGCATCTGCGGTGTCCCTAAAATTCACAAAAATAACTACAGACTTATCTTGGTCTTTTAAGTCTTCCGTCATTTCAACTATATCATGAACTTTTAAAGACTCAGCTAATTGTCTAGCTCTTAGTATATTTACAATATCAAACTCATTGTCAGTAACTGAACCGTTTTCCAAGTACTCTGAAACTATAGAAGGAGTTACTCCATAATTTTCGTAAGCTTCTAATATTTTTTTGGAGTCTTTAAATTCTAGGTGTTCTACAAACACTCTATTCTCTTTAAACGAATCAGGAAAGTCTTCGATGGTTAACCTATAAGCGGCTCCTTGTTCACCGTACATTGTGCAGTGTACATCTTTCAATCGTTTCCTACTTAGAAGTTTCCATTTGCCCCAATTATCGACAGCGCATCCGTTGTCTTCCATCCATCCTTGCCAACTATTAGGTTTTTTATTTAAGTCATGCAACCGCAACATAAACCCTAAAGCTCTCATTTCAGTAGGATCTTCTGCTGCGGTCGCAGACATAGCGTGAATTAGATGCCCGTGTTCTTCCGCTTGTTTCACAAGGCTTATTAGTAACTGAGCGTTCTGAGTCCATGCTCCTTTGCATTTATGAACTTCATCAAATATAACAAACGTTGGCTCTTCAAAAAGCCACTTCATTATTTTCTTACCTTTCTTAGAAAGAAACGCAGTTTTTCCTGTGCGTATTCGTTCGTAGTTCATAACGCAATCAGGCTCTACCCCCATATCTATCATTTCCCTATCCCACATAGGGATAACAGCTTTAGGGCAAATAATGGCTACACGCATACCCAACTGTTTAGCTAAGTATGCGGCAACCACTGTTTTGCCCGTTCCTACTTCGCTTGTATCAAGAGTGTGTTTCCCTTGTTTTAAGCTAGCTAGAAAATGATCTGCTGCTTTTTGTTGAGGAGTATATAAAGTTTTCATTAACTTCCTAATACTACAGGAAGATAAACATGTCCAAACTTTTTTTAAGAAAAATTAAATTCGTGTTTTTTTATATAATGAGCAATTAAGAAAGCGTCTATCATTCCATCATGAGGTTTTGTAGCCCGCTTACTTTTTAACCATTTTTCTAACGGCTCTATATTTAAAGCTATTTCCAAAGCTTTTTGTTTAGATTGCCCTTTGCTAAACTTTCCTAACATGGATCGTTGCCAGTCTCTAACCACCACGCAACGGTGTTTCCAACCTTGCACTTCACACAACCCTAAAAGTTTACCAAAAGATAAAGCCATAGATCTTACGGCTTGTGACGATCTTGCATGTCTTAAGGGTTCTTCTATAGCTATAAATAAATCTTTAGGAGGTGAATCTAAACTTAAAATCCATTGATACGTTTTGTATGTATCTACTTCTCGTTTTCCATACCTTTCCAAGGTTTTCATTGGGGTTTTATCTATAATGTCTCCTGTACTAGACGATACCCCTACTAAACCTCCGTCTAACCCATTATCTATTCCGACGATAGTCATTAACCTAAGATCTCAGAAGAAACAATTAAACCTCCATACTCATCTGCTGGCAAGTACACGTCTATGTTTTTCCTTAAACTTTGTAATAAAAAAATTTCATGAGCTGAAGTGGGGAAAACTCTGTAGTACTTTCCAACTAAACAGTCCTGTCTAAAATAAAAATCATTACCTTTGTTTTCTCTAACAAGAACTTTAGGGTTATCTACTTTTTCTTTTTCTGGGAAAAATAATTTTTGTCCTTTCATTAATCTTCAGGATCAACATCTATAACTTTTTTAGGATTAACTTTAACAGCTCCCTCTCCCAAATCAGCTTTTGTGTTATTTAAAATATTAATATCAATTTGTAACCCTTGTCCCGAACCTCCTTTGTTATCTATATTTAAATTACGCCTGATCAATTGATCTAGTTCACTTAACTCTCTAATAGTTCTTGGCCCTCTTAAGTTCTTTAAATTATCTCTAAGAAGCTTAATAGCAGAAGCAGCGACATAGCTTTGGTATTTTTCAGCAGGGCTATTCTTAGCTTCTGATATTTCTAGTATTGCTTTTTCTTCTTCTGCTCTAGCTTCTAGTTTTGCTAGCTTGATAGCTTCGTGAGTCTTTTTATCTAAGTTTTCGTCTAGAGCAGTTTGCAAAGGATCAATATCATCAGGCTTTGGGTTTGCGCTATGCGAGTTTGTTTTGGGTTCTACGCCTTCTGCTCGTAACCATCTCCGTAAAGTAGATGTATTTATATCTAACTCTTTAGCAATATTCACCAGCGTATAATCTTCGTTATACAATTCGATTGCTTTCTTTAGCAGTTTTGACTTTTTAGATCTCTTAGACAATACCCTTTATATATACTAGAATTATATGTAAATATCAACTTACTATGGCTAGTATTAACAAATTTGAACCTTACCTTGATTCTAAAACTCAAAAAATTTGCGTAGGGGGTTTATACATTCCACCAACAAATACACTTACTGCTTTACTATATGGTTTTGGTAAGCATAAAAATTTAAATGCTAAAGAGTATTATTTTTGGAGAATTTGTGATGAGCTTTGGAACAACGATGAGCTTCCTGAAAAACTTATGGTTAGGCATCCGTGGGCTACCTCTATGATTAAAGCAGCTCTTGGAAATAAATACTTAGCAGTGGGAGGTGCTGCTTCTTCAGGTAAATCACACACAATGGCTGCTTATGCTATTGTCTGTTGGTTAGCTGCTCCAAGGGATACACTGGTTCTTTTAACATCAACCACGTTGCGGGAAGCACGAAAAAGGATATGGGGTTCAGTGATCACCTTACTAAACGTTATAAATGGTGCACCGTTCAGGATACGGGATTCAATAGGAAACGTAGCTTATATAAACGAAAAAGGAACCCTTATAGAAAAAGCAGGGCTTAGTTTAATAGCTTGTGAAAAAAGCAAAGAAAAGACAGCAGTTGGTAAATTTATAGGAATTAAACAAAAAAACGTGCTGGTGGTAGCTGACGAGCTTAGTGAACTTAGTGAAAGTATTTTGCAAGCAGGTCTTACTAACTTGTCTAAAAACCCAAGTTTTAAGCTTATTGGTATGAGTAACCCTGCTTCAAGGTACGATGCTTTTGGAGTTTGGGCGCAGCCTGAAGACGGGTGGGACTCTGTTCCTATTGATGCAGACGAATGGAAAACAAAATACGGAGGGAGATACTTGAGATTAGATGGAGAAAGATCACCCAACATTATAGCAGGAAAAACAATATATCCTTGGTTGCCCACAGAAGAAAAATTACAAGAAGACAGGGATTTATTAGGCCCTGATTCTAGAGGATATAAACGAATGGTGTCTGCTGTTTTCTTTGAAAACGACGAAGAGGAAACAATATACTCTGAATCAGGTATAAGTCGTTCAGGTTCAATGAACACTGTACAGTGGAAAGGGAACCCTATACCGTGTGCAGGTCTTGACCCTGCTTTTAGTAATGGAGGAGATAGGTGTATTCTTTATACAGGGTTAGTTGGGTATGATTTAAGTGGTCAGTATGTGTGTGAACTAAAAGATTCTATCCCCCTTTTGGACGATGCCACCAACACAGCGGTGCCTCGTTCATACCAGATCGTGAAGATGTTACGGACGGAACTGGAGAAGAGGAAGATTGATCCTGCAAATCTAGCGGTGGACTCGACGGGTGCTGGGAATCCTTTTTGCGACATAATCGAAGCAGAAGGTCTTTTAAATATTTTAAGGGTATCATTCGGAGGTAAACCTTCTGAGAAAAGAGTGTCTGTCAATTCTAAATTAATTGGTACAGAGCTATATTCAAACAGGTGTAGTGAGTTGTGGTTTGCTGGTAAGGAGTTAATGAGGACAAAACAATTGTTTGGTATATCTAATGAACTGGCAAGTGAAATGACAGGCAGGAGGTTTGAAATGTACAAGTCAGGATCTTTAAAAATGAAGATAGAATCAAAGCCTGAGTTTAAATCTCGCTTAGGAAAATCGCCAGACGTAGCGGATGCTGCTTTCCTTTGCATCGATGTTGCTCGCCAGAGATTAGGATTAGTTGCAGCCGAACCTCCTAATGCTCAAGGAGTAACACAATCAGGGTCTCAAAAATCTATTAAAAATCTTACGGGTATGTTAAGTGCTCAGGTTCTTGCAGATTAAGCCAGAGGGGGGAGGGGTATAAAGTTTATATTACACTGCTCACATTTTCTACTGTAATACAAAGTACACACAGTGGAAAGTGTGAGAGGATCTAAAGAGAGTTTATATATAGGGGGTACCTCTAAATGAACTTTTGACTTTATTTACTATGAATTTAAATTATTAAGGTATTTTAAATTTTACTAATATTTTTATAACATGGCTATATTTGACTTTCTTCGTCGCAAGAAAAAACTAAAAGAGGATCAAAAGCTTTCTCCTACTGAATTTTTAAAAGGTTACGAAAACAGCTCCATTGAGATGGGACAGCCTGAAGTTATAGGTAAAGGTTCTGATCCAGCTATTGCCCCTTTAAGTGCTCCTCGTACAAGACTTAATTCTATTAAGCCCTTAAATATCCAAAAACCTGAACAAGATGTAAGGCGATTTGATATTCAAAACCCAAAATTTGTAACTAGTATTACTCAAGATGTAAACGCTGAAAAACCAAATGTAAACCTTTTTAGGGATAGAATGATGTCTAGAAGGAATAAGAGGAAAAAAGATGCTCAAGCACGTTACGAAGAACAAATAGAAGCTAGAAGTAAAAGAGCAGGAGCTAGACAAGAAAGGACTCCTGAACAAAGGCAAAAAGAATATGATGAAGCGTTTCCTAATCGCATAGGAGAAAACACAATAATGGGAATAGCTTCTGCTAATATAGAGGGAAGGCAGCAAGCTATGATAGACAAGTACGCTGCGGCAGCAGCAAAAAGGAAAAAAGAAAAAGCAGCTAATAAAAATAAATAATATGGGCCTCCAAGATTTAATTTCTACCCCGTTCGGTCAATCTATGTCTTCTAGACGTAGAACCGTTTCTCCACGTTCTGCACGTTTCAGGAGCGCTGCAAGAAGAATAGGAGAGTTTACTCCAGAAGGCCGAAGGTTAAAACTCCAAGGGGAGCTTATGAGAATGGATGAGCCTAACGTAGCTACTCCAGAATCTAATTCTTTGATGCAGCAAGGAGAACAACTTAAAGCTGCCTATGCTAGCGGAGCTTTTGAAGGAGCAAAAGATTTAGCTCCTTTGAAAAGACAATGGTTTTCTGATGTTAATGCTGCAAACTTATCTGCTCAAGATAAAGAAGGTATAAGGCGTATGTTTGTTGAGGACTTCGATAAAGCAGGGACTGCTGCTGACGCAGAACAAAAAAGAGTTTTAGATTTAAAGAATCAAGAGTTAGCCATAAAATCTACAGAGCAAAACTTACAAGCTGGAAAGCAGCTTGGAGAACTTAGGGCAGTAGGACTTGATAAAGCTAAAAGAGATTTTAATCAAGAAACAGAAGCTTTAAACCAAAGAGATGAAGTTCAAGGAGCACTACAAAAATTTAATACAGATATGCAAAAAATTGATACAGATTTTACTGCGGGCACTTTGGACGTGGCTCAACGAGACCGAGACAGAAAGAAAGCGATAGCTGACCTTTCTATCATAGGATCTAAGTTTATGTTGGATGACAATCAAGTAGGTGCAGTTAATGCTGCTTTGCAGCAAGCAGGAAGTGAAATTAGGTACGAAAGATCAAGAGCAGCTAGGAAAGAAGATCGTGAGTTTTCTAGAGAGGTTTCTACACAAAACTTTATTAATAGTACGGCTGCATCTATAGGGCATGTACCTGACTTTGCTAAATCTCAACAAGATCAGTTGAAGGACGCACTGAATGCGGTTAAAACGTTTAGGAAAGATCAAGCATCTTTAGCTTCCAACGTTAAAATTACAGAAGACATAAATTCAATAATAAATGAATTGAAATCATCTATTCCTTTAGAATCAGACGATGTCCCTGAGGAAAAAACCGCAGCTCAAGTAAAGCTTACAAGTTTATTATCTGGATTAGAAACGTACAGTAGTGTTCTTCCTCCTTCTGCTAAATCTGAAATAGATAAAGAAGTCACAGCGTTAAAGACTAAAATAAATAATAAAGAATGGGTTAAAGTAGACCCTTCTACAAAAAAAGAAGTTGTTGTTAAGCAACAATATTTATTGTTAGCTGATGAAATCCGAAATCTTACGGCTAGACTTATATTTTTAAATACAACTTCTGGTGTAAAAGAAAAGGGTCAGACAAACTCTGTTAATACAAGCGACTTAGATAATTTACAAGGAAAGACTCCAAAAAAGTAAGTCCCAACTCCAGCTCCCAAATAAAAACCAATGGCTGAAAACATTAATTTTTCTGACTTTCTCCCTTCTTCAAATAAAGATACTACAGGTAAGTCTTTACAGTGGGGGACTAAACAAAAACTAAAAACATGGCAAGGAGGGTCTTATGATCAATATCTAGACTATGTTTTTGATTACACGGTAGATGCAATAGACTCAGGAGACTTCGATCAAAATAGATTTGATGGAATAATGAGTGCTTCTTTTGAACACGCTAAATCAATAGACCCAGAGAGAGCACAAAATTTCAACGATTATAAACTCTCACTGTTTTCTGATGATGTTCCTTTTGAAAAAGAAGCTGCTTTGTATGAAAAGTTAAACACTTTTAATCCTAATATCCATGATCAAGATAAAGTAGATTTTTTTAAAGCGCACCATGTTGATCTTTATGGTGAAGATAAAGAAAACCAAACTCCTTTTTCTAAAAGAAAACCTGTAGGAGAAAATTTATCTCAAGAAGATCAAGTATACGCTGCGTCTCGTGATCACTTTGATTCTTTGAAGAGAGAAGTTACGGGTGAGTTTTCTGAGAATAGGTTGCCTTTTTCTTCGTACTATGATGAGGAAGGTAAAAGACAAGTTAACGTTGCTTCTACACAATTCCTTACAAGTAAATTTCCAAACTTTAAAAATGCTTTCAATAATGCTTTAGATAGTGGAGCTGTTTCAAAAGGAGATTTATTACGCATAGCCCCGCAGTTGCAGTTTTATGGGGATTTCAAAAAGACAGTAGATGAGATACAAAGAACTAATAAAAACGTAACAGCAGTACAAGATAAATTAGTACAGCTGAGAACTGCGGCTAATAATATTAAAGAACAGGAGGGCTTTGATAGGGTAGGGCCTGACGATCTTTATGATTTTAGAGCGAGATTCACAGGAGACTCGGAGCGCAGAAAGGTTATGAGTGAATTAGCCCAACAAAATGTTGAGGCTAGCAAAGCGTTATCTGCAATAGAAATTTTAGTTCGTTTAAACGATTTAGAGTTAAAAGAAAAAGCTGCTGTAGATGCAGTTACCGCTACAGATTATTTTGTTCCTGTTAAAGGTTTATTTTCTGATGCTTTTAAAGCATCCTTTAAAGGCTCTGTAGGTGATAGGTTTGATACGGCTATTAATTATTCTGGCTTGGGCAGTGGGCGAGAAAATATTTTTAGAAATAGGATGCCTTTAGACCCCCTAACTATTAATGCCGATAGATTAATTAGTAGATTAAACGAAGAAGAGCGTGAGTTTTTAACGAACCCTAAAAAAATAGCGGGTTCTTTAAGGGCCGCTGTGCCTTCATTAAAGGATTCTTCTGATGAGGAGATACTAGATAGTATGTTTCATGTAGTGGGTTCTGCGTTAAACAACTCAGGAGCTTTAAATTATTTTAAAGATGACAAGCAAAGACATTTAAATATTAGGAAGTTTGCTGACTTTGGTATATCTGCTCACCCTCAGTTAATGCTAAACAGAAATGTTTTTGAAAAAGCTGTAGCCCAGCACCCTGAGTTAAACGAGCAGGAAAAAAAGTTCTTAAAAGAATCAAGAAAAGATTATTTAAATAATACTTATAACGATTCTGTTAGGTTAATTACAGAAGCAGGTAGGGGAGGTAGGCAAATATATAAAAGTTGGACAAAGTATCTTGAAGAAAACTTAAAAAGTTCAACAGATAAAAAGAAGTATGAAATACTCGACGACTTTTTAGCTGATGAAGACAACTATAGTGAGCTACTTGCTTACGGGGAAGCCGCAATAAAAGGGACTGTAGATGGAGGGCTCTCCGTAGTTTTTGGATTAGGGGCTCTTTTGGGCAGCGAAGGAGCTTATTACAATTATGAAAAAGCAAGACAGCGGGTTAGTAAAAGAAAAGAGCTAGCAGCTTTGTTTGGGGAAGATGGTAAAATTTTAGAAGCATTTAACATACTTCCTGAAGTGGGTGTTGATATTGCACTGACTGGAGGAATTTCAGCGGGCCTTAAAAAAGGAACCACTAAACTTTTAACAAAGCAACTTGCTTCAAAAGGGTATACGATATCTTCAAACGCTGCTACAAGTAGAGCCTTAAGAGATGCTTTTTTAACTACAGATTCTAAACTTTTAAAAGATAAAGCCACTCGTCTTATCCTTGATAAAGATGGGTTAGTTCCGTTGAAGGGATCATCTACTAACGTTATAACAAAACTTGTTGACGACTTAACTGCAATATCAGGAGGTAAAACAAACAAGCTTACAGATTTAGGAAGAGTTGCTTTTAGTGTAGGAGCTCCCGCAGGAGTTAGATCAGCAAGCATGTCTTATTACACTTACATGGATGCGATGCCTGACTCTATGACTTATGAGGAAAAGAGAAAAGCCGCTTTAGGGGGTGCTCTCTTTAGAGGTTTAATTACTGCTGGGATCACTGTTGGATTTTCTGTAGCAGGAAAAGGAAGTGTTGAATCCTTTGGTGCTAAAAGAATGAGAACCATTCACGATATTAAGGGCATTAGACACGCAAGAGCTAGTTATAAAGAGCTTATCAAAATGTCTTCTGCTACAGATAAAGCAGGAAATTCTTTATTAAATAGAATAGTAGCAGAGGTTGCGGCTAAGACAGGAAGAGAAGGTTTAAGCAAGTCTATTGCTCACGGACTTACTGGATTAGTTACAAAAAAATTACCATTCGCTTTTAGAAAGTACGTGCTTCCTGAAAGTATAGAGGAGGGACTAGATGAGTTTTTGGGAAGCTTTGTTGATCAGAAAGTTTTAAATGAAAACATTTCTTTCGGAGACAGGATGGCTAATACAATACACGCTGCTGTCTTAGGGGGGTTCATGGGAGGAGGCATACCCGCAATAGCTACTTTAGCAGCCAAAGTTAAAAGTAAATTAAAGCTAGGCCCTGATGAGTCAGCAATAACAGAAGCAGTATATAGAGAAGCTGTTGATGAGGTTATAGCTGAAGCCGCAGAGATTAATGAAAAAGCAGCAGCACTGCGGGAGAATGGAGCTCCTATGACAGCTGAAGTTTTAGAACAAAACAGGAGACAGCTTCTTTCTGGTTTTGTTAAAGACCCTGTAGCACCAGCAGGTTCTTTTAATATGACTACTACTGCCAATACTGTTATTGATGCAGATAGAGATCCTGAAGAAGTAGTAACGGTTTTAGCAGAAGACATTACAGGAATGTCGGAGATAGAAACAAAAGAAGGCTCTAACTTATATCAAGTAGAGTATGTGCCTAAAGATGGTTCTGGAGAAGTTCGTGTAGCTTATACTAAAGATGCTAGCGTAGCTAGAGTTAGTGTTAGGAAGAAAAAAGTAAATGATAGGCAGGAGTCTTCTCTTGTAGAAATAGTAGATTATCCTCTGCTTCCAAACGTAAAAGACCAAGCTGATCAACTAGCCAAGCAAGAAGGAATCCAATTAGCAGTAGATACTTTTGTAGATCAAAATAGGGTAAGCTTAAAAAACAATGACGTAACAGTAGTCACTGACCCGTCAGAAGATACACTGATACAGTTAGGTTTAGACATAGACCCTGAATCTGAAAAGTATCAGAGCCTAACTGGTAATGAATATTTCGTTGATATTACCAATGAAGGAAAAGTTGTTTTGGTTTTAAACACAAGTAACATAGCGGAAACATCTTCCTCTATTCCTAAAGCAAGAAGGTCTAAGTTTGTTAAAAGTTCTTTTGTCGAATCAATGGCTGCTGCTTTTGAATTAGTATCTAGCAGAAATAAATTTTTACTTTTAGATCAAGAATCTACAGGGACTCTTAGCCTTAAAGATTTTATAACCAGAGAAAGAACAGCAATCTATGAAGAGATGAGCCCTTACGAAAGAGACAGAGCTGCTTCTTTTGTTTTAGGAGAAGATCTTGTTGAAGGGCTAGAAAGTAAAGTAACAGATAAAGAAATACTAGTTACTGCCCATATTAATTCACTGGTTCAATTTGAATTATTAGGAGGTACTAAAGAGGTAGAAAAATCTGCATGGGGAGGTAAAGCACGGGGAGGAGCATTATCAAATTCAGTGAAAGAAAAACTCTTAGATATATTAGATTATTTAAGAGCTGCTGTTAAAACTGCACAAGATACTTTTAGACCAGTTATTAGAGAGTACATCAACAACATATCCGATAAGTTAACTTCAGAGTTTTTTACTGAGTTAGAAAAGATTACTCCTGAAGAGTTCAGTAAAATAATTGAAAACAACGAAAGCGTAGAGGGAGCTCAAGGCGAGCAAGGCGTAGAGGGTGTTGAAGGAGTAGAGTCTTTAGAAGATATACCAGTTGCCTCTCAAACATCTATACCTCAAGTAGTAAACGTTTCTTCTGCCCCTTCTCTAGATATCCCAATCGTAAAAAGTTTAGACTTTAATGTACCCCAACCTGAAAAAGCTGGAGTAGTTCACGGTTTTAACCAAGACACAGGGGATACTGTCGTCATCGAAGGACTGAGCATAGATGAAGCGCAGACATATGTAGAAGGAGTATCTATAGTTAATAGCACTAATCCTAATTTAATAGAACCTACAAAAGTAAATAACTTATTACTTGAGGAAGGGTCAGATTATAATTCTGATGCCAATACTAAAGTAGCTTTAGTTTCTTCAACTAACTCTGTAGCTGTAGATTTAAGTGATGTAAGAACCGATGACGATTTGTCTCCTTTAAGAGAAGCTATACTTCAGAATCCTTTATTTTCAAGGATGATACTAGAGGGAGAATTTGATGGAAATAACGTAGCTTTTGTTATTAAGATAAGACAAGGACAACCCCCTGTTTTATTGGCAGTTCCGAAGTCTGTTGATTTTAGCAGAAGTTTAACAGAAGAAGATATAGTAGCTCTTAAAGAAGCTGATCCTGTAGGAGTCAGAATAGGAAGACTGTCTGATCCTGTCAAAGAAAAAATAGCTTCACACATAGAACAATTAGCGGATAAAGGTTTAGGTATTCGTCTTTTGGATGGGCTGCCCGTATCAAATGTTAACCCCGAAGTCCAAGACCAAACAGATTTAGATGTTCAGTTATCTTCTATATCTTCTCCAGAAGAAGTTGTTGAGCCTACAAAAGAAGGCGTAGCCGACATAGACCCTGATGAAGCTGAAGAAGCTCCCGACATAAAAGATAAAGCTATCAAAAAACAATCTCGTTTAGCAGATAAAATCTTACGCTCTGTAAAGAGGAGATTATTAAGAGAAGGAACTCAAGCTTACGAAAGTAATGGAGAGCCTTATGTTGCTTGGTACGACTCTGCTAGAAAAGCTATAGGCATTAATTCTGAAATGGTGAAAGATTTGCTAGCGCAGAACAAACCAGCTGCTGGTAAAGCTATAATAAATCTAGCTATTGATGAAGAATTAATTCATCAAATATCTTGGGAAACTTTAACATACAAAGAAAGGCAAAACGCCATAGAAGAACTTGTCAACGCTGACAAGTTAGGAGCTAACGCTCTCATCAGAATGGCTAAAGAATACAATGAGCCTATAAAAGGGTACCCCGTTGAAAAAGTAATAACGTATTTACGTATGGGTCAGCCTGAGTATTTAGACTTACCCGAAGGTGTAGAAATAAATAATAAGAACAGATCTATTAAAGAAAGCTTAGAAGAATATTTATTTGAAGAGCTTGTAAGAAAACATGTTTCTTTGGTTAGTAGACGAGGATCTACAGAAACTGATTTTGATTGGCTAAAGATTAAAGATAACCAAGGAATACTATCTTTGTATAAAAAATACATAGAGAACTTTTTGATGGGTAGGATTAGATCTAAAAATCAACTCAACAAAGATTCTAAGATGGGGCCTTATTTTGAAATAGCTGTTAACAAAATAGCTAGTGAGTTTAAAGCAGCTAGACAAGGATTCCGTAGGAAACCTGACCCTACACAATTAGATGATTTAGATATAGACTTAGGAGTTTATGGAAAACAAAACACTTTAATAGGCAATGAGATAAACACAGTCGCTCCAGAGGAAGAAGAGCGAGAGGAGTGGATGTCAGAAATAGATCCTGAAGAAGTAAAGAGAAACGTTGTTGTTGGCAAGACTGTAGGTACAAGGAGTCCCTCTGCAAAAGGAACAGAAGGTCAGGGAGCTGACCCAAACAATCAGGTAGATCTAGCATCTTTAAGATTAAATCCTGAAGCGTACAAAAAGAATGCACTTGTTCTTTTGAACTTCCCTATAGTTGCAAAAGAATTTTCAGGAGATCCTTTACTAGAAAAAGTAAGGAAGGCTAAAAATCCTGTAGACAAAGCAGAGATTAAAAAAGAAGAAGCTATACAAGACATAGCACAATCTAAAAAGAAACTTGTAAGCGATTTAATAAGTTTCAAAGTAAAAGAAAAATCAGATCAACTTAAACCTGAGAGAAAAGAAAGGGCTGACGAAGCAAGACAATCTTTTAAAGATTCTGAGAAAGCTTCAAATAAACTGAACTCAGATGTTAAGAGATTAAGAACTTCTCTTACACGAGCTAAGAAAAATTTAAGAGCTTCTGTTAGGAAAGAAGTTAAAAATATAAATGCTGAAATTAGGAAAGCTTCTGCTGTAGGCAACAGCGATAGAGCAAAAGCTTTAGAAGAACAAAAAGCAGAGATTGAGTCTGTGCTTTTAGAAGAAAGTAAACCAGCTATTCTTATTGAGGAATTAAATTCTAAGATAGAAGATTTATTACGCAAAGGAGCCAGACTAAAAGGCAATGTTAGAGCAGCTAAGACTGTTATGAACAGTGCTCTTAAAGAGTATAGCAAACCTAAAGTCCTTAGATCTGAAATAAAAATATCGTCTGCGAAGGCAGTAGACATTATTGAAGAGTTGGCTCAAGATATTAAAGACGGAAAACCTGTTAGGGTAGGAGCTAAAAGTTTAATTGTTAAGCTAGAAGCAATTAAGAAAAAAGAAAATCAACTTACTAAGTTTAGTGCAGACCTTAAAACTAAAACAGATAGACTGTCCTCTAAGCTAAAAGCTTTAGCAAAAGCTGAAAAAGCTTATCCAATAGAACAAGCAGACAGAATTTATTCTTCTTTAAATGATGTAGCTACTAAGAACTTAGGCATGCTTATAAGGATGTTCCCTCAAGACTTGAGAGTGTTTGCTTCTCTTTGGTATGATGGTGCAAACTTAATAGCCAACAGGTTTGCTGATGCTTACAATATTTCTTTGGAGCAATCATCCGCTATTCTAGCTGTTAATAGCCCACAAAAAGACTGGTACATGAACGTCGCTTTAGCAGAGCGGATAATGCATATATTCACTGCTCGTCAGGGATATGTTTTTGATTCATCTATGGCTAATAACTTTTTAAAAAGAGCGGGAGAGCCAGAATTAAAAACAGATAAAAATGGTAATTCTTATTATGAAGGCAACGCAACTCCTGTATATGATGACGAAGGAAACCACGCAACAGACAGCGAGGGCATACTTCAATTTAATAATTGGGACAGCCAGAAAGCTAAAGACAAAAGAGACAAAGAAGCTAAGATATTAAATCTTGGATTAAGAGGTAAAGCACTTAAAGACATACAACCTATATCTTTTAATTTTAAAGGTAAAAAAGTTTCTTACAGCAAAGAAGCACTACAAGCTCGATTTGTAAGAATGTTCTCTGAAGCTACGGCAAACGCATCCTTTAGAGATCCTAAGACTTTTAATGTTATTAGACCTGATGGAGCTATCTTAGATAGACCTACTTTATCAGACAAAGGTAAGCCTCGTTCTATAGCGTGGGGTAGTTACTCTACTATAGAGAAGTCTATTAGAATACTAGAAGCTTCTCAAGATCAAGAGATGGAGTCTGTATCTAAAGAACTGGGGCTCATGCATAAAGTCCGTTCTTTTTACAATAACATCGCAGACCCTTCAAATACTTCGGGTCATGTTACTATGGACACACACGCCATAGCTGCTCTTTTATTAAAACCTGTCAGTGGAAATAGCACTGAGGTTACTCAGAACTTTGGTGGTAAGGGTACATCATCTGATGCTACTTTAGGGTTGAGCGGATTGTATCCTGCTTTTGCTGAAGCATATAGATCAGTAGCTTTCCAAAACGATTTGTCAGGAGCTAACTATTTAGTTAGAGAAGTTCAATCAATAACATGGGAAGCGGTCAGACAATTGTTCCCCCCTAAATGGAAGAGCAATAAAAACCACGTAAGGGTAGTAGCAGAAATATGGAATAGCTATGAACTAGGAGACATTACTTTTGAAGAAGCTCAAGAAGATATAATAAAGTTTGTTCAGACTTCTAAAGCGAAAGGAATGCCTGAAGAAGAAGCGTTGTCTGTAAGCGAAACGATAGACTCAGCTAACCTCAAAAGAGGTATAGGGGTAGGGAGACCTGACTGGGGTCAAGCTGCTCCATTGACAGTTAAAAAAGGTATAGAAAAACCAAAACAATTCAGTTCTATATCTTGGCAAAACTTAGACGCTAAATACAAAAAATTAGCTAACACTAAAAATATACAAAGACACGCAGATCAATTATTTAATTTATTGAGAGAAGCTTCCGACCAAGCAGAGAAAAGGATACCCAATTCATTTACTTTTCAAGCTCCTGATTTTAGAAAGGGTGGTATTGAACGAGATATTGAAGTTGTAAAAAACCCAAAAGGAGATGATTTACTTAAAGGAGAAAACAAATTAAGCAGAGATTTTATACTAACACCCGCCAACAAATATGCATTTACTCCTTCTCCTTCTATATATATTTCAAGAGCGTTAGGGCTTCAAGAGTTTCTTCTTGTAACTGAAGTTATAAAAGAAGATGGCTCTCTATTAGTTACAATCAGAAGCGGTACGACAGAACCTTATTATCTTTCAGGAGCAGGACTAGAAACTGCAAGGAGATTCTATGGAGAAGAAGCAGAAATAGTTTTTGATGTAGGGGAGGATTCTTATAACGAATCTCTAGCTGAAGAAATAAAAGATTTGTCTCCAGTTAGATATGAAGGGGGGAGTGTAATGCCTTTAACTTTGAGGCTCGCACCACTTCAGGATGATCTTAAATACGAAGAAGTTCCTGTTGATGACGACTTAAATAGGTTAGCTCAAGTAGAAAACACATTGCGGAATCCCTACGATTACGCATCAAGAGTCGACGAGCGTGGTTCAGCTATGGTTTCTGTAGATGACAAATTAAATACAAATATAAGAAACATTTTAGAAACCGTAGTTAATACTAAAAATGTTAAGACTGGAGAGCCTACTATATTTAAAGAAATGGCTCAGACTTTACTCGAAACTTTTTCCGACGATCTTTTAAATGTCCGAGTTAGAAGATCTGAAAGAGATCATTCTTACTCAAGTCCTGATCGTGGGGTTTTCTTAGGCAACAAAGAGACACTTAATGTTCCTTCTGATTACCCAAACGCTATAAAAGAAAGTGCTACACAAAAATTAGAAACACTTACAGTTAAAGAATGGCTGCACTCAAAATTTAAACACCCAATAGATGCGATACTAAATTGGGACGGAATAAAAAAAGGGTTAGAATATGAAAACGATAATTACTCTGCGTTCGATGAAACACCTGACATAAATGATTACGGAGATTATTCTGATCTTTCAGACGAACAAAAAATTATTCTTGAAAGGTTTGTAAAATATTATGCAGGGGATAGAGAAAGTACTGATGAGGATCATCTTAACTTTAAAAAGAAACCCGAACTTCAAAAAATTATTGGGTGGAATTATGTTGAAGATTTTACTAACACTGAATTTTTTCTTAATGAAGGCAAAAATTTTGCATCCGATAAAACAAAAGTAAAAACAATAGCCAAGTTTATATTAAAAGGTGTGCCCCCATCAACTGTAATCCATGAGATTATGCACCAAGCTACCCAAAGGCAGTTTGATAAATTTATTGAAAGTAAACTTCCGAGAAGAAACTTAGATAAAAAAGCATTAAAGAATGGGTATAAAAAAGTATCCGAAGATGAGAACACACCTCAGCCTATACGGGATATACTCAAGCTTTACTTAACAGCAATAGATTACGGAGACACTTATCTCTTAAAAAAAGGAAGCTTTGGTTTTGATGCGCCAACTAAAAGAACTACTTATGCTACGTCGGCTATGAGTAACTTCAATCCTACTTCCAAATCTAATTTTTATGGGTTAGGAAATATAGACGAATTTGTTACAGAATCTTTTTCTAATATTGAGTTTCAAGAATGGTTAATGTCTATTCGTGATCCTGAGGCTGATGCAGAAGGAGAGAGCAAAAGTCTTTGGGATAAGTTCGTTGATCTTATAACAGATCTTATTAACAATTTTAGATTAAACCCAGACTATGTCTCTTCAAGAGGAGTTCCTATTCGAGAGTCTCTTCTGAGCTCAACAGTAAAAGCTGCTTTAGAAGTAGCGTCAATGAATAGGTATGTTGATCCTGAGCTATACACAGCAGAGCAATGGGCTACTACGTCGGGGGCCAAAGCAGCAATAAAAGAAGCAAAGGCATTAAAGGCACAGAAAAAAGTTAAGTCACCAAATCCTCAGAGGGTTGCTGACGCTGATCCTAAGTATGGCATTTTACGTATAGAAGCGTTGGGGTTAAACAAACCCCATGCTACAAGAGAGTTCTTAGATAAGAACTATAATTTAAAACAAGAAGATAGTAAAAACACCCAACGCCCTAATACGGTTGAAACATATAGAAACTTGTGGGATTTCATTGAGAAAACAGCTGAGGAAACGTACAAAAGAGAATCTGTTACGGATATAGTTAGAGGTAAATTATCTAAAGACTACACGTTTAACATTTTGGATTGGGGCTCAGGGAAAGGTTTAGGCTCTCCCGCTCTAGAAGAACTTTCTAAAAATAGTTATGTACGTAAGGGAGGAAAGATGGGAGGAAAATGGGGAACAGATTTTGCATTTAATTCTTTGGAACCTTATTTCCAAGATGCAGAAGGATCTGTTGCTCCTACTCTTAAAAAGAACCCGCCCGCTGAGTCTCAAGATTTTATTATAAACAACGTAGTTATGAACGTTGCCACGGCTGATGAAAGGGTTGAGATTTTACAAGACATTTATAAATCTCTAAAAGAAGGAGGCAAGGCAGTAGTAACTGCTCGTAGTGTACTTGATGTATTTAATACTAAAGGTCTTAAAGTGGTAGGCCCTGCTGAAATCGTAACTAAAAATAGTTTTCAAAAAGGTTTCAACAGTGAAAGTCTTAATGCTTTTGTTAAAGAAGTTTTGCCAGAAGCTATAGTAAATATTAAAGGATCAAAAACTTTTGATGTAAAAATTAACCCAGAAGCTGTGTTAATTGAAAAGCCTTTTGCGGCTGGGGCAAATGTGGCTGCGGATTCGGAACAGGGACTACAGTACTCTAAAATACGTTCAGGAGATCTGCGTAATAAAAGGCAAACTATTTACGATATTCAGAAAGAAGCCGAAGCATCAGCAGAATATTTTACTCCAAAGAAGTTACAAGAACTTAGGAAATTAATTGAAAGTAATGTCCCCCCTGAAATTATTAAAGGAGCTTCTTCGACTTCCTACACAAATACATTTAGGCTTGGAGGGCATGTACAGCTTGAAAGATATATAAGAAATAATTTTTCAGGAGAAGATGCTATCAAGGCCATAGAAAAAATTACAGGTAAACCTAATTCATCTAAAACTCCCCCTCTTGGAAAACCATACACGACCATTCGTAAGATAGGTGGGAAATCTTTTAAAGATTTTATGCAGAACTTTTTTACCCCATATTTAAAGGGTAAAGCTGATTCTAATATTATAAAACTTATAGAAGATAATGTCCCTGAAAATATTATTAAAGAAGCTAAAGCAGTTGAGCCTCCAAGGAAAGTTGATCTTGTTGTAAAAGGAAATTGGACAGGCGAAGAAGCTGTACAAGCAGTAGAAAAAATTACAGGTAAACCCAACTCTTTAAAACCAACTACCATTAAAGCTAGGCAAAAACCCAGATCTTTAGGTGGAGAATCTTTAAAGAATTTTCTTAGGAATTATATGGTTCCTTACTTAAGTGAGTTCGGTGGTGACTTGGAGTCTGATAAGGATCTTAAACAGTTTACTAAAATCAGAGGAGACAAAACTTTTTCTCAAATGTTTTCTGAAAAGAAACAAGCCGAAGAAAATGTATCTGAAGAATTGTCAGCAACTTTTGATGTGGACGTAGAAAGGATCTTCGCATTGTTAGGCCCTAAAATGTATGACAGCCAATTAAAGGATATAGTATATAAAGAAAGTATTCAAAATTCCTATGACGCAATCAAAGATTTAGAAAACCAGAACCCACAAATTTGGATAGAATCTAATTCTCAACCTCAAATTGAGTACGGGCTATGGAATCAAGGAGACAGTATAAAAGTTCCAGACCCTGATCAAAAGCCTTGGAAATGGGGGGAGAGGATTCAACCAGCGAGCTGGACTGAAGAGGTATCTGCTCCCCCAGAACTTTTAGAAACTATCGTAAACGATCTTAAAAAAGGAAAAGTTGTTGATGATAAACAGTGGGTATACATCAGAGATAATGGAATAGGTATGTCCCCCGAAATAATTAAATCTGCTTACTTTACTTTGGGAGGAAGTTATAAAGAATCTGATAATCCTTCTGGAGGATTTGGCCTTGCTAAAATTTCAATGCTTCGTGCAGCCCAAGAGATATTTGTTAAGACTGTTAGGGACGGAGTTGAGTCAACTGTTAAAGTGGATAATAAAACTTTAATAAGCAAAAAGCCATTTGAAATTTCTTCACGGAAAGTAGATGCTCCGTCAGGCACACAAATTTGGATGAAGTTCCCTAAGGAAATAGACGGAGAAAGTGTTTACTTAAGTGCTCCTTCATTTCATAAAAATATACTCGACGAAAAAAGACAGCTTCTATTAATTAATGAACGCTCAATGCGTAACACGCTTTCCTTAGATAATATAGAAAACAATGGTTATGAAAAAACAAGTGTGCGTACTCTTCAAGCAGACATTGATATTTTCGCATACGAAATAGGTGATCTTGATAAAGAAGGTGCTAATATACCTTTTCTGACAGAAGGTGATTCTCCTATCGGTCAAAGTATTAGCAATAAATCAATTGAATACTATTCAAATGGTCTCTTTCAATTTGTAACGGGCACTCCTTCCGTACAAAAACAACGTGTTCCATATAATATAAAAGTAAATATAAAACCAAGGGTACCTGCGGATAGCATGGATTATCCTTTTGGTAATACTAGAGAAAAATTTTCTCCCCAATGGAGTGGGAAAACATCTTCTGACGATAACCATCCTGTAGAAGAAGAGGTACACAATGTTGTTAGGAAATATGGAAGGGAATATTTTAAACAAAAATTCAAGGAAGAATTTTCTATTATAAGTGGCGTTGATGGTAATGAGGCGAGACCAAGCGTCCCCATTGTTTACAACAATTTAGACTTCGATCTCGATCCATCTGAAACAGAACTCATGAACGATTTCGCAAGTATTGTTAATAACATTGCAGATCAATTCTTAGGTGTATACAAATATGATTTTTATGAGAATGATAATTCTTTAAGTTCTAATGATGATGTTGGGTTAGCTTTGAGAAATTTTGCAAAAGCGGATGCTGAGAATGATCCTAACTTCAAAGGGGTTAGCTACCATTATGGATCTGCTCTTTCTAAAAACTGGGGAGGAGTAAACACTGGCATAAACCCTCGTGTAATTTTAGTTAATCCTGTATACGGTTCATTGAACTTTACTGAAGACGGAGAGTTAAATGAAGATGTCGGAGTAGAAGGACTAGCTGCCTTTTTGACTGATATAATTTTACATGAAGTTAATCACGTAGGACAAAGAAACGAGGGAGCAGGATTTACTTATCCTTTTTCAGCGGTTAGGGCTTATCACTCTCAAATGAATCCTATCTTTGAAGAGAGTAATAGGTTAATACAAGACTTAATTATAAATAAATATGAAAGCATTAAAACACTCAGAAAAAAGTTTGTTAAAGGAAGCACTAAATTTCTTAACGCAGAGCTACAAGCAAACAAATTCGTTAACACGTTCGCTGAACCTAACAATGTACGTGGCAGAGAAGTACGGAGCCGAGGGGAAATCGTTGAACAAAATTTTGGAAAAAGCGTTTCACCAGACGAAGTCCAAGAAACCAACAGAGGTATTACAGTTCTTGAAGCGATTGTCGGAAGAACCTTCAAAGCAAACGAAGTAAATAACGATCCACCTATACAGCGTACACGGATCAGTGCACAGCCAGAAAATAATTGGTCATCCCTTGCAGGTAAACAAGTAGGAGGTTTATATATTTCTTCTGAAGCTATTGAAGACGGTTACTCTATTCTGGAGAAACCTTCTAACAAAGTTAAGAAAGAACAATATGAACAAGCCAAACTTAGATTAGAAGCACACTTAGAAGAAGAAAGAATAAACGCAGAGTCAGAAAACGACAACCACGTACCTTTTTCATATGATCTTGTTTCGATTGAAAAAGATCAGGTTCGATTCATGTTAATGTCTGATCTTAAAGAAGCTCATCCTTTTGTTGTAGAATCTTTAAGAGTACCACACAGTGCAGACGAAGACATACAAGAAGGTCGTATAGGAAACGCTATCTTCCACAGGATGGAAACTATCTTGGGTCAGCGTCATCCTCTCTACAAATACCACAAAACTATCACCGATCTTGAGTCTTCTTTAGGACTACTGGGGTCACCAAGTGGATCAGAAAGAGTATGGAAAGATCAGATCGAAAGTACAGGTTTGCGTTACGAAGATTTACTTAAAGAACACCAAATTATAAAAGATAAATTTTTCCCTGACGACCAAAGAACTAAGATCCACACGAAAGATCCTACGGAAGCTCCTGAGTATTTAGAAGCTACTGAATCATGGAATATGCTCACTGACATATTGAGAGCAGATATACCTGTAATGGAGGATTCAAGGGGAGTTAAATACTTACAGCGTTTATTGTACAGATCGAAGGCACACCCTGAATGGAAAAAAGGGGGTAAGTATTGGAGTCTTTTCTTTGGGCCTAACGAAAGAAAGTTAAGAAGATACATAGAAAGATCTAACTTCTTTAAATCTACTATTGGAAATAAAGTTTTAGCTTACAAAAACACAACAGATGACTTACTTAATTCTGTTTATGTGCAAGCAGGTAAAGAGATACCTTCTCAGGTTATCATGGATGCTACTGGATCAACTGATTTAAATGCTCCCGAAGAAATACTTGCACAGATTCAAGAAGATTATCTTAACGAACTGGATGGTGTAAACACGAATGAAGAGTTAACTGCTGAAGAAAAAGAAAAAGCATTCTTAGATGCCTTTAATAATCGAGAAACTGCTAAATCTAAAGCGAGAACAGAAGCTATTAAAGCAGCTAAAAGAAAGCAAAACCAATCTATAGCAATAATAAGAAATGATTCTCCAGAATTGGCAGACCATATAGTTTCTTTAAGAAAGTTAGCTGACACTTTATCTTCTGAGGTAGCTGACATAATTTCATTCACGGCCCCTGATCTTAAACTTAGAATAGGTGCTGGTCTCCAATTGTATTTAACAAAACAATACAGAATATTTACCTACAAGAAAGGCGAGTGGGCTAATGAGTTCTTAAATAAAGAGGTACACAAAGATGCAAGAGACTTAGCCTTAGATTACTTTGCAACACATTGGAAAGCTCAAAGAGTTGAGCACCTTATAAAAGAAGGGGGCCTTACAAAGGAGATGGCAAACATCGAAGCTCAGGCAGAGCTAGAGTCTAACGATGACTTAGCTCAACAAGCATTGGAAGAGTTCTTAAAAAGTTACGAAGGTGACTACGGTGTAGATAGTTTTAAGAGGAGGGGCAATTTACCTGAGGGAATGAGAGCTGCTCTTGGAGAGTTTAAAGAAGAATCTAACTTAGATATCTTATACAGAACAGTAATAAATCTTGGAGGGTTGGCTTCTAAACTAGCTCTTAAAGATCGTATTGTTAGTGAAGGAATAAAAGCAGGGTGGTTAGTAACTCAAGAAAAGATAGCTGAGGAAACCGCTAGAGCTAAGAAGTTTGACAGACCTAATCCATATAAAGATTATGAAGAGGTCAGCAAAACTACATCTTCGGATAGCGATGTTGCTGAAGTTGCGGGTTCTGAGGGAACCACAAAATTAGGAGCTTTTAAAGTTAAGTTTAATCCTGATGGCACTGCTAAAGAAGCACCAACAAGAAAACCACCAAACACTGATCCTCTAATTAATTACAGAGTTAAAACAGAAGATGGTTCTGTTGAGGAAAAAGGTAACTTGTTAGCGCATCCTGAGGTAGCTAGTTACATAAGGTCTATACTTAATCCTGAAAGAGCAAAAGATTTAAACTTTGCTGAACAAGCAGAGAATATATTAGCTCAGATATCTGGATTGAGTCTTGTATCTAAAACAGCGGGTTCAGTACCCTTCTATGAGAGACAGGTTTTAGGTTCTTTCTTATTCTTAAGTCAAAATGGTTTACCTGCAAGTGAGTTAGCAGGTTATATCCCACAGCTTGGTTCAGAAATTAAAAGGCAAGTGTTCCCTTCAGGAGTATTTAATAAGAGAAGCTATACTCAAAACGATTCTGCCGATAGGGGTAGCATGGGTTATTACGCACAGCTTTCTACTTTAGGAGTTTTAGATGGAGGTGTTAACTATGCGTTGTTGCGAGATTTGTTAGGGGGAAGTAAAGGCTTTTCCATATCAAGAGAACGTGATGCCGAAGATATTCAATTAGAAATTGATAACTTACAAGACCCATCCAGAGCAGAAAAGTTTAAAAGCAAGTTGTTCCCAGAAGGAAGTGTACAAGAAAAGACTTTGTTAAAGGCCGCTGGCATGATAGCGGGTACTGGAAGTATCGCTTCCAAGAAAGCGCAAGCTTTGGTTTTAGCATTAGATAACGCTATGAAAATTGTTGCTTTTGAATATGAAAAGCAAACTATCTTAGCCGCTAGACAAGACTCAATAGAGGCCAATAGAAATGACATGTACAAAGACATGACTAATGCAGAGGTTGATGCCCTTGCTGGTGATATCATTTTGAAAACGCAACAGTCTAGAAGTCAAAGCGCTCCTATCGTAAAGTTCTTTGCAGAGTTCCCTGTGGTCAGAGTTATTACAGCTCCGTTTGCTAGGTTCATAGGTGAAAACCCAAGACTGATGACTAATATCCCACGTCAGGCAAGAGCCGAACAGAAAAGTGAGAACCCTATCATACAGGCAAGAGGTAAACGAAGAGCCAACGGATTTATAGGAACAAACTTTGTTTTGTATATGGCAATTCCAAAACTTGTTCAGTTGTTTGTAACTAACCTAAACGACGAGGACGAAAGAGAATTTAGAGAAGGCAGTCCTAAGTGGTCAAGAATCCAAAACTTACTTTATGTCAGACAAAACGGGCAACTAAACTCCATGAGTTTCAGTTATGTCCATCCTATGTCTCCAATCTTAGATTCCCTAATGCGGGGTTTTGAGAGTGCAGTAAGGGGTGAACCTAAAAAAGCAATAGAAGCTTTGACTACAGACTACTTATTAAACACATTCTTAAACGAGCAAATTATGTTCTCCGCAATGATGGACGTGTTCGTATTTAATGAAGACGCTAACACAGGCAGAGAAATCTACACTGAGTATTCACCCGATGCTCTTCAGTTGAAGTTAAAGTACATTTATGAAAAAGGTTTAGAGCCTCCTTCATTAACTGCCGCTAGAAAAATAATTAAAGCAACAGGAGATGCCGACTACAAAACAGGAGAGGATGCTAGAACATTCATGGGCTCTCCATACTACAGTCCTGAAGGGGAGTTCTTTAGACATATAACTCCTGTTAAATTCCACGCACTTCAGTTAGAACAATTAGCAAGGAGACGCTTCAAAGAAATCCAAGGCGGGTTGTATGGTGAACTCTCCAGAAAGAATGTACTCCTTAACGAAGAAAAAGGTTATCAAAATAAACAAGTTCAAAAAATTATTAGCAGGGAATACCAAGCGATGGAAGCAGCTTTGAAAGATGCTCGTGCTGCTTACTTAGTTTACTCAAAAGCTTTAGGTGAAACAGCTGTTAAAGATATAATGAAAGGAGCTAGACTTAGAAAAAGTTTAGTAGATATAGTAGCCAAGGGATACATAACCACTGAAGACTTCCAAAACGAAGGACAAGGTATAAAGGATTACTTGTCAGACAGAAACTTAGACATAAGAAGACAAAGAGTTATAGATGCCTACAAAGATAGTATGGGTGGATCACTCCTTAGGAGTCTTGATTAAGTAGAACCCCGTACACCATACATTTTAAACCCCTCATAGATCATGGTACAGTGTACAGGGCTCATCATGGGAAAGGAACAACGAAGTAAAACCTTTCTCCACGAGGGGGACGCATTTAAGTCCCTCTGTATTATCAGTAGCGTACGTTGAAGATATATAATTAAAGCTCGTCGTCAATATTATTTGAATTATTTTTAGGTTCTCGTAGAACCATCTCATAAAAACTAGTTATAGCAGCAGCTTTATCAGGCCCTTTATACAGAACCACATCGAATTTAGATTCAATATTTGGTATGTAAGAGTGGGCTACCACTGCATAATTGTCTTCTCCTGAGCCTGTCTGAGCATACATACATATGCTTTCATAAGGCCCCTGTTCAGGTTTCTCTAGCTTTAATAATACTTCCCTGACTACGTTAGGTTTTGTTGCTGTTTGCATAGTTGTCTATGTGTTCATTCAAAGACTCAAGAGTATCTTTTACGCTGCTCTTGTGTTGGTTTACTTTCTTTTCAGCCATAATAACTGTAGAAAAATGTCTATTAAACATCTTGCCCACCTCTACCAAAGTGTACCCCCTAGCCCGTGCCGCAAACATTCCTAAATGCCGCCACTGACACACAGCCGCATCTCGTGTTCCGCTTTTTAAATCTTCTGTCGAGTAGCCCGAAACGCTAGATAAAGCATCTAATATATGTGCCGACGATGTCTTTTTATGTAATATCATTTTTATGTAAAATATGGTTTAACCTCTTAGCTAAGTTATTGTTCTTTAAATGAAAAGGCTCCCCCACAAAAGCGGGCATCTCTGGTGGTGAAATTATAGGGAACATTTTCACAGAGTCAGGTTCTACTATTCCTTCATTATCTATTATACCCTCTATCATAAAGGGCATATTATTTGGAAAGACTTCCCTAATTATCTGCATACTTAACTCTAATCTTTCTATAATTTTAACGCAAGTTCAAAAATGGGGTGGCATTCATACGTTAAAAGGAAAATATATAAATTTTTTTAAAACTAAAACTGCCTCATAAATCGCTTAGGAATTGAGGCAGTAATTATTAGGTAAGTATTAGCCATATATTAATAAGAGCCTTTTAAGGGCTATTTTAAACCCCTCCAGAATCAAATAAACAAGCCCACAGTACAGGATAAATCCATACAGGCGATTCTCAGGCAGTTTAAAAACACAAAAAAAGCGGTGCACCCATTACAGGTACACCGCTCAGTGTTCAGTGTTTAATTTAGCAATCCTTTACAGACTGCTTAGTGACCTGAACTTTGGTCACCTGATTAAGCTCATCAACATAGGATAGTGACTCCTCTATTTTTTCGCTTATCTCCTTTGCAGTGGGCTCCGACTCGCACCAATGCGAGGGGGCTCCATAGAAAGTGAACTTATACAATTTTGCTTTTTTCATAACCACGGTTGGATATCTTTTAAAGTTCGCTTTATAAAATAGTTAAGTACAGGTGCCAACCCTAACGGACTAACAAACTTGCGAGCCTTCCTTAACTTTTTTATCCTATCTAAACCTGAGCGCACTATTTGGCGCTCCTCAAGTGTGAGGGGCTCTAGAGTTTCTAAGTCTAGAGCTGTGATCCTATCCCAAGATTGTCTCCTAACAACAGCCCAACCAATTGATTTTGCATATGTTAGTGCAGACTTACGACTAGGGAAAGGGATCTCAAAGTCAGGACAGAGTCGGCTAATTAAAGCCCACTCCGTCCCAACTCTAATTAAGTAACTTCCAGACCGTGCCATTAGCTTACTAACTCAGTCGCTTCAGTTGCTAATAAAGAATCACGCTTGGCAGTAGGAAGTGTTATCAACTTTCCTGCAAGCTCCTCTAGCTCAACTCTACGGCTGAAGGACTCAACCTCCTGAGCCATGCGAGTCACTGCGGCCTGTACACCGTACAAATTAGGCTCTTCATTTTGCATGGCCAATTCAGCTATCTTAGTCTCGATGTCTGAGAACTTATTCTCAGCACCAATCCTTTTAACAACCTGTATAGGATCACCAGTAACTTGTGACTGATGTGACTGCCTAAGGATCTCAGCGAACTCTGCATGCTTCTTAGGATCAAGTGCCGCTCTAGTAGCGTCAGCTATGAGTGTTCTCAGTGAAGCTAGCTCGGCCTTACGAAAGCTATCCGCTTGTAACTGGCCGTACTCTTGAGAGATCTTAGAACCCCTATGCACTTGGCTAAATTCCATATGAGCCTTTTCACCAAAACGGAGGCCGTTAAGGCAATAAGCGTCACACGCAAAAAAGCAGTTCTTAAACTTACCATCGCCAGTACCGCTATTTGAAATACTAGTACCTAAATGAACCTCCCTATCACCGTTTGCCGTTGGCATAACTACCACAGGATTCTTTGTGACGATGTTAAAGTAAGTCCGTTCCATAGTGCAACGGCCTCCTAAGATCACGTACTCGGTATCATGCTCTTCAATTACTGGTAGCATAGTTTCAAGAATAAGATCATCATCTATTGGCTTATAAGTATCACCGCAGAATGCTCTAGCTATAAAGAGCCCAGCTTCATTCTGCTGAGATCTAACTAAGAACTTTCTAGAGTCCCTCTCGAATTGCTCGTTAACAATCTGAGTGAGCAACGGTGTTTGATCAGTTGATACCAAATGATCGCTTAGTGTGCTGAGTCCTTTAGCTAACTTACCGTACATCTTCTTATTGAAGTGACGGTTAGTTGGGAACTCAAATTGAGGCTTACTTGCATCAGTGTTAGACAAGTTAAAGGTGAACCGCTTCATATCATTGCTCCAATCAAATCTCATTTGTGAGGAGTGACCAATCAGGTCAACTCGCTTACGAGAGATCTGTTCAAACAATTTATCCAAGGGTCTAACAGCGGCATTTTTGCTACTTGATCTTGGAGTTAATACGGCTTGTTCATTTTCTATTTTCATAATGTATATTTTGTTTTTCGTTGTTTGTTTATCAGTTCTAATTGTAAGAGCTGAAGTGTGCACCCTGCATTGAACAGGGTGCAGTGTTCAGTGCTCACTCCTCAATAATAAACCAAGGCGATAGGTCGCCAGACTTTACCGAGTCATTCAAATACTTAAGTAACTGCTCAGTTACGTCTTCTGAACTGCTACCAGTGAAACTTAAGTTGCATGTCGCACTGAAGTATTTCGTTTCCTTAGCCGTACGCATAAGCTTACCGTCTTTAAATTTATACTTCATACTTCTGAATTGTTAGAGCCCCAGTCTGAGGTGTTGTTATCGAAGCGGTTTACTACGTTACCTATGTTCACCTCAAGTCGGCCGACAAAAGGGGCACAGGCTTGGGTGATTACGTTGCTAACCTGTACAGTGTCACAAGCTACGATTTTAGTTACTGTACCAAACAATGTTCTCTCACATTCTAAGGCTCCATAATTAAAGGCGACAAAGTCACCACGTTTTATTGTATTCATAATTTCGTTGTTTAGTTGTTTGTTGAGTTAATTAATTCCAAACTAAACGGCCAACTTCATTCCTTTTAATCTGGTAGTACTTCAAGCGTTTGTGCCCGTGATTTAAGCGGTTATCTTCTCCTACTAGCGTTCCTATCCTATCTTCTTCATCTACCTCCTCATGATATCCAACAAAGATATCATTAGAATTTTCTCCGTAGGCTTCAAATTCTGTAAAGCAATTGTAGTTAGTTCTTGTGAATAGATCCTCTATAGCGTCAGCCACACTCAGCCCACTTGAGCCTATAGGGCATCCGTTAATACCTAATGACTCAAAGTCGTTCTCCTCTTTGTCAAAGAATACTTCGTAGCGAGTAGACTCATAAACTTCTAAGTAAACAGTGGGCTTTGCTTTCGTTTTTTCTTTCATGATAATTTGGTGTTTAGTTGTTTGTTAGGGGATCATCCCCTCAAGTAATAGTACTAGCTGAGCTCTACAACTCAACAGTTAATTAAGATAAACTTATTAGACATATATGATTAACTTTACAGGGCTCAGTGCTCAGGGCTCAGGATTCATTAAACAGGGTACGGTGTACAGGGCTCAGCTTGGAATGTATCAATATGAATCTGGCTCTAGCGTTTCAGATATCAGCACCGCTCACTGAATACTGAACAATGAACACTGAAAAAAGCATAGGAATCAGCGGGTGGTGTTCGTTACTCACTGAGAGTCATACAGTTGTACAGGAATCAGGACTAAGCATTACGCATATTGTAGGAAGTTATGACGCCACGGGTGGGGGTGGGAGTTTTCGTGGCAGATCCTCCTACATATATACACCTTTATAAAAAAATTAATGGAAAATCCCATTTTTGTGGTGGGGTGCTCTATCTTTAATAAGCGGTCGCTCAAAAAAGGTACCGCTCTTTTTAAAATTAGGTTAAATAAGCGGTTACCGCTCATAATAATAGTATATAATATTTAGATAAAAAGTTTGCAATACTAAGGGAGCCGAGATATCGTAAGGAACCAGAGGGGGGTGGGGGGTCAGAAAGCTTTAATATATAGTGCTCACAGTTTCTACTGTACAGTGGAAAGTGTGAGAGGACTAAAGAAGAGTTATATATAAGGGGGGTACCCCCTAAAACTATGAAGAAACAAATACCATACGCTAAGAAGTACGAGATAAACGAAGATCACGACATATTTAACAACGGTAAGCTGTTAAAACCCTCCGTTAAAAATGGGGTGTCCTATGTAAACTTGTATTGTGATGACGGGTCACGAAGATATCTTAAGGCTTCTAAATTGGCCGAGGACACATTTAAACCAAAAAAGAGGACAATCACATCAGACATCATCTTAAACAAGATGGGAGCAAAATTAATCCCTCTTTGGGAGCGGTACGCTATTACTGATTACGGAGCCGTGTTTTGTGTAGACCCTCCCAAGAGGGGTAAAGGAGCAAACGAGTGTTTCATGGTTAAACAAAGATTTATACGAGACACACCATATGTAACCCTGCACAGTTTTTCGGGAGACAGGAAAACAATAAAGGTGGATGATCTGATGAAAGAAGCGTGGGATTATTAGACCTTGCTGGGACTATTATTTAGATATAAATTTAAGCACATGTCTACAAAGTACGATATTGAAGCGTTAAATGATTTAGGTTCTTTAGACGAAAAGGGAAAACCTGTTAAGTCTCGATTAAAAGATGTAAAGAGTGCCCTAGCTATTTTTAATAATTTATTAAAAGCGGATGAAAAGTCAGCAGTGAACCGTGCTCGTGTGGACGCAATGTTTGATGGGGCGAGTCCTTATAATCAAGGAACGTTAAATGCTAGCGGGCAAGGATTAAAAACTAACTTAAATTTTGGTGAAGCCCAGAGACTGCTTGATGTATCCCTTTCAGCGTATGTTGATTTATATTCGTCGTTAGAGAAACTTGTAGAAGTGAAGGGTACGATGGGAGACCCTTCTGAAGTTGGGTATTTTGAAGATGTTGTTTCTGAAGAAATAACTCATTTATTGCGGAGCTGGCCTGAGTTTCACAGTAGTTATTTAAGACTGTGTACTACTTTTATTAAACACGGAGTGGCTTTTTCGTATTTTGATAATCCAGAGGAGTGGAGGTTTAAAATAGGCTCTTTTGCTGATATTTTAATACCGAGGCAAACACCTTCTAATGAAAACTGTATTGATGTAGCAGTGGGTAGGAGAAACTATTTACTGCATGAATTGTATGCTTTTATTAAAAACCCTGAAGCGGCTGAAAAAGTCGGTTGGGATGTGGAAGAAGTAAAAAGAGTTATTCTTAAAAACGCCACTACTTCCTCAAGAAATAATACTACAGTTGGAAATAACTGGGAATCTTTACAAGCCCAACTAAAAAACAACGACATTTACGAAGGGCATCAGAACCCTACGGTAGCGGTGTTGCATTATTGGGTGAGGGAAATGGATGGGAGTGTAAGTCATTACATTTCTGCGGAAGAATCACCTAAAACTTTTATGTACCAAAAGCTAAGCAGGTACGACAAGCCAGAACAAGCATACGTTTTGTTCACATATGGCACAGGTAGTAATGGGACATACCATTCTATCAGGGGGTTAGGACATCGGATCTTTAACCACATTCAGACAAGTAATCGATTACGTTGTCAGATGGTGGATGGAGCGATGCTGGGTTCGGCAGTTATGATCCAACCAGAGAGCCAGAGGGCGCTAGATGAATTAGGGTTCACTTATTATGGAGCATATGCCGTGCTCTCCCCCAATGTTAACATTATAGAGAAAGCTGCACCAAATTTAAGCACAGCTGTACAACCAGCCCTGAACGACATATCTAATCAGTTGGCAATGAACACTGATACCGTGAGTACTTACGGCCAACAGAGTTCACCGTACAAGAATCAGATGCAGGTTGTAGCAGACATGGATGTGCAGACTAGATTGTCTGGTGCATCCCTTAATCTGTTTTATGCATCATGGAATCGTTTATTGCGAGAAATTGTACGCAGAATAGTGAGTAGTAAGAAGAGGGATAGGGATCTTGATGATTTTTACACTAGATGTTTTAACAGGGGTGTTCCCGTTGAATTTGTTAAGTCTTTAGACCTAGATAGAACGAAAGCTGTTAGGTCTATAGGTAATGGTTCTTATGCAAATAGATTAGTGGCTCTTAGAGAGTTACAAGCAATTTCAGGTTCTTTTGATGAAGTTGGTCGTAAAAATCTTACTCGTGATATAGTGGCTACTCGTGTAGGCCATGACTTAGCTGATAGGTATGCACCAAACGTAGATGTAGACAGGGAGACTGTAGATAACAAGATAGCCATATTGGAAAACCAACAACTTTCTGAGGGGACTCCAATACCAGTTATTTCAAATGAAATGCATGGAGCTCACTTACAAATTCACGCACCTGCTTTGATGCAGATAATAGAGCAACTTAACGCAGGAGCCGCAGACCCAGTTTCGTCTTTACCAGCTTTACAATCTTATTATCAGCATATTTCTGAAACGGTGCAGCAGCTTGCAGGTGACCCTGCTGCCGAAGGGTTAATTGGAGAAACTAAACAAGTTTTACAGTTTGCTGAAGAGATGATTAATAACACGTCTAAGCAGGTTCAAAAGATGCAAAGAGAAGCATCTCAGTCGCAAGGACAAGAATCTGAAGGAGGAAGCGAAATGCAGACTAAAATTCAAGAGCATCAGTTAAAGATGCAAATGGCTCAAGAAAAAGCTAATTTAGACTTACAATTAAAGAAAGCAAAGTTTGACCAAGAGCAAGCGATGAGAGATGCAGAAAATGTCTTGAAAATGCAGCAGGATATGTCATAAGTCATAAGTGGCTAATAAAAAAGTAACATCTAGAAAAATAATTTCCCTTCCTATACCATTAGATTTATGGTTTAAGGATGTCAAAAAAGTTGAAGAGTTGCGTGAAATCTTGGGATCTGAGGCTTTGCAGACGGCAATTGCTATCCTCAAGGAAATATCAGGCCCCACCAACGGAGGAATCGGTTCCGATCCAGTTACAACTAGTCAACGTTACGCTTGGAGCGCAGGGTACCGTGACGCTTTCAATGATCTCTATAAGTTAACTAAATATAGAACTGAAAATAAAACACAAGTACAGGAAGAATGGAAACACATTCAGATACAACAACAATAGACGGGCCAACAACAATAGAAAACATTCCAGCTCAAAGTAACGAGTCTGAGGGTGCTTCTTTTTTTGATGCGATAGAACAAGCACTAAGCGGGGCTGGAGACGAACAAACCCAGCCTGAGGCCCAACCAGAGCCTGAGTCCCAGCCTGAGGCCCAGCCAGAGCCCGAAGCCCAGTCCGAACCAAAAGAAACTGAAACAAAATCAGAAGAAGTAACCCCTGATCCTTTAGAAAGTTTGACGGAAGATGTAGGAGAGGAGTGGACTCCTAAGGCAGCTAATAGGTTTAAACAATTAAAGACTGAATTAAAAACAAATAGAAGCGAACTTGAACAACTTCAACAAGCGGTAAAAGAAAAAGAGCAACAGATTTCTGAAATGAAAGGCTTGTCTGAGAATGAAGATTTTTCTCAGATGCAGGAAAAGTTAGCTGAATACGAGAGGCAACAATCTTTTAATGATTTAGAAAACACAGAAGCTTATAAAACATCAGTCTCTGAGCCTTTGGAGGTTGTTTTTGATACTTTAAATAGTTTGGCTGAAAAGTATGAAGTTGATCCTGATAATATTTTAGATGCTTTAGATACAGATTCTATAGAAGAACAAGACGAAAAAATATCTGATATTTTTCATGGAGCTTCTGATAGAGATAAAGTCAAAATATTTAGAGCAATAGAAGAGATTGAACCTATTCTTGAAAAAAGAGAAGAACTTCACAAGAATGCAGAAGAAGCCTTAGGAGAAGCTAAATTACTAGAAGAGGAAAAAAGTAATGCTATCGCAGCAGAAGAGTTAAAACACAGACAAGCGGTTACTCAAAATGTAATAGACAGGGTGTCTGAAAAACTACCTTTTTTAAAAGGCATTGAAGGAGTAGATATGGAAGCAATTAAAGAAAAAGCGTATAAAGAATCGCCAAATGTAATACATCCTGTTGATTTTGCCTACAACTCTGTAGCGGCTCAATTGCTACCTACGTTGATAAAGGAATATTTCCAAACTGTAAAAGAAAATGATTCCCTTACAGATAGACTTGCTGACTACGAAACAGCGGAACCTAACATGTCTGGACAAGTTTCTGGTAGCTCTGCTGCTAAAAACAATTTAGATTTTGCTTCTGCAATTGAAGCAGCCCTTGGTGGGGGTTAACTAAACCAAACAAATATATGAAAAAAATCGCATTATTATTGTGTGTCATTCCAGTTCTATTCTGCGGTGTTTCTTGTAGTACATTAAACACTGGAGCAGGTATTAACGTACCTTTTACAGATAATGGCAGTGGAGAACCTGTGAAAGTCTCTTTAGAGGTTAACGCAAAAGTCCTCCCTCCTAAATTCTGCATAGGTTTAGATATAAAGGAATAGATATGCCCTCCCCAGACTGGGAGCAACTGTATAGAGAGAAATCTTTAGACCTTATCCGTTGCAGGATAAGGTGCTCTCTGTACAGGGAGGGAGTGGAAAAAACTTTATACCACTTAAAAAAATGGGGTTATAGCCCTCACGATTCTTTAAAATCGCAACATCTAGCCGAGGACGGGGTGTGGGAGCGTATTGAAAACAAGCGATTGTCTCAATGAAAAATTAGTATATATTTAAGGCATGGCTGAATTAAAAGGAGCAAAAAGAGTTTTAAAGCAAGCACTAAAGAATGCTAAAAATAAAAAACGGACAGGTAAAAAAATCCGTAAGTACGAAAAGTCTGAGCAATTTCGGGGGCCAAGAGATCCACGGTCTATGAAGGTTAAGAAGAAAAATTTACCAGAAGAGATGGGTGGAAAACTAAAGTTCCAAAAAGTACCTGAAATAGATGAGGTTAAAGCAATGGGCAAAAGTAAACAAATAGACCCTAAAAAGAGGGCACCTGTGCGTAGAAAACTAAGAGCAGATGACCCTGATGTAGATTAAGATGGCGGGAAAATTTAAAAGGCTACCTTCTGGAAAAATAAAATATAGAGGAGAAACCTTTGCAGGTTTTAATAAAGCCAAGGGAACACCATCACACCCTAAAAAAAGCCATATTGTTTTAGCTAAAGAAGGAGATAAAATAAAGGTAATCAGGTTTGGTCAGAAGGGGGCTAAGACAGCAGGTAAACCAAAAGCAGGTGAATCACGTAGAATGAAGATGAAACGTAAATCTTTTAAAGCAAGACACGGAAAGAATATTAAAAAAGGAAAAATGTCAGCAGCCTACTGGGCTAACAAAGTAAAATGGTAAAATGAGTTTATACGAAAACATACACAAAAAAAGAAAACGAATAAAAGCTGGAAGCGGAGAAAAGATGAGGAAACCTAACTCTAAAGGAGCTCCTTCAGCACAAGATTTTAAAGATGCGGCAAAGACAGCTAAGTATACAAAGGGACAAAAGAAAGAATTGAGAGCAGCAAGCCGTAGATCAAGAATGTCATGAGATATAATAAACCAAAAAAACCAAAGCCTAAGCCTAAGCCTAAACCATATTAAAATGAAAAAAGGAAAAGGAAAAGAAGATTTCAAGCCTCATTTAATGTTTGAGCCTAAAACAGGTAAAAGCATGATGGCTGATTCTCATGAAGAACATCTTATTTTTAAAGAACTAGGGTTAGTCCATGAGGACGAACTAGACATGGAAGGTAAAGACCCTTCCTTCCAACAGGCTGTCGAAAGCGCACTCGCTTCTTCGTAGGTTGGTGTTCCATGTGGAACATTTAAAATAGTAGTTTGCATACCTTAATATTTAAGGTTAAGTTTCTGATGTCTAAGGTCGGTTGCTCTAGCCATTAATTAGTTCAGACCTAAAACGCACTAAGAATTTTGCGGTTGCTCTAGCCTTAAATAGTTCTAGTCAAGATTCAATTAACTTTGAAATAGACCACAATCCAGCGATATGGAGTGGTCTGCCTTAACTTAACTTAACTTAAATTTAGAAACAAATAAAATGGCCGTAGACTTTGCACTACCAAACACATTTGAGACTGATGCAGCAGCAGCAATTGATGCTGTATTGACTCAAGAAGCCAACAGAATTGGCGCAGATATTCACAAGGCAACTCTCCACACTTCACCGTGGATAGACCTTATTAAACAATCTACATTTCCTGAGGGAATGGGATATCAACTAAGCACACTCATTTATGATCGTGCACTTCCTTTACAAGCAGAAGGTAAAAACCTTGCGGGGACGGACTCAGTGGGAGTCGGATCAAACTGGAGAGCAATGGGAACTACCCACGGCACTTCTGTTAATGGTATGAGTGCAGGTCAGCTAGACCAGACAGGAAACGTGCTTGGTGGTAGTGTAGCTGATGATTTTCATTATGGATCAGGAGCTGCATCAGGAGATGTTAACTTAATTGACTTCACTAAGTCTCTTAAAACTTACAGCCTTGAGCGTTCAATCATTGAATCTCCTCGTATTAACGTAGAGGAACTTCGTTATACTGCACACAGAACTGAACAACTCCGTGCAATCATGGATCTTCTTAAAGAGTCAACACGTAACTCATGGGAAAGCCGCTATCGTGATGAGTATGGTAAGATGTGTGATAACATCGTTTACGCTAAGACTGCTTCTTCTGTCACCGTTGGTGGTAAAGAAGGTGTTGCATTAACAGACCTTGATGTGGACGACACATCCGAGGGAACCGCTGGCGGAGCCGCTTCTGGAGATGGAGCTGAGGACAATGTTCTTGATGTTACAGCAAACATATCTAACAAGCTTCTTGATGATATTTACTTCAAGCTTGTAAGAGCGGGTGCAGGATCTAATGCATACGGCCGTGAAAATGGTCGCCCTGTATTCTCTATTGTTTGCTCATCTGAAGCATCATATCAGTTGATGACTGAAGCTGGATTCCGTGATGACGTGCGTTACAATAACGCTAAAGTTTCTGACCTCATTGCTCCATTAGGAGTTGAGAAGAGCTTTAGAGGTTTCTATCACTTGATAGATGACCTTGCACCACGTTTCAGCGGGATTAACAGTGATAAGCTTGTAGCGGTACAGCCTTATAAGCATGATCAGACTAATGACAAGATTACTGTTAATGGTGATTATGATACTGCTGCCTATGAGGCAGCTTTCATACTTGTTGATAACGTGATGGAGTCCTTGATTCCTGCACCTATAACTAACGTAAGTGGAATGTCATTTAACCCTGTTAACTATAAGGGTGACTTCAAGTGGACTAACATTCCTGACGTAGTTAAAAACCCAGATGGAACCATTGGTTTCTTCAGAGGTATTATGGCTTCTGCGTCTAAGCCAATTAAGACTAACTTCGGTTACGTCATATTGTTTAAGCGTACAAGCACTACACCTGCTGCTTAATTCTAAAGTGGGGTTCCCGTAAAAAGGAACCCCACATAATATTAATTTTAATTATTAAAAAATTATGCCAACTTTAGATGATTTATCCACACTACCTACAAATGCTGCCGTAGCTGCCAACGACTTAATTGCTATTTCTGATTCTTCCGCTTCAGGGCGTGGAGGTTCAAAAGTACGTAAACTTCCTGCTGCTCTAGCAACCTTTGGTTTTAGTCATGCTTTCCGCATTGACTTTGACTCCGCCTCTGCTGCAAAAGCGGCCACTGGATCTGGTGAAGTTAACCTTCTTTCTTTAGTAGAAGGATCAATAGTAACTGATTGTGCTGTCATGGTTTCTTCAAACTTTGATGGCCCTTCTATTTCTAGTTATGTAATTGACGTAGGAGTAACTGCTGACCCTAATGGGTTTGTTGCGGCTTTCGAGATGGAAAATTCCACTGCCTTACTAACTAAAAACACGGGTGCTAAACTTGATGATGAGGAAGAAACAGGAGGTCATGTTGTTGGGTCTAGTCAGTCTTTGAGTTTTACTTTGACTGCCACTGGAGCTAATCTAGACACAGCTACTGCTGGTAGTTGTATTATATTAGCGAACATTCTTGTTCCTGCTGATTTTGCAACACTTGTTCCTGTTTTTGATTAATCAGTAACATAACAAATCACAATAACCCCCGATCCTCTTGATAAAGTAGGGGATCGGGGTTATTTTTGTACAACCAATTATTTATTATGCCAACTGTAGGAAAAAAGAAATTTAAATACGATGAAGAGGGTATGGCGGCTGCTGAAGCAGAAGCTGCTGACTCTGGACAAGAAATGAGCATGGTTGATAAAGTAGATGATACTTTGTCTGATTTAGAAATGCCTGAGCAGGATATTGCTATGCCTGATGAAATGGAACCCTCTGTAGATGAAATGGCTGAGGAGGAACCAGAAACAGACGTTCCTGATCAAGGTTTATTGATGCAATTATTTAGAATTGTTTACAGGCAAGACTATGATCCAAACAATCAAAAGCACCAGACTCAGTTATCTGTAATAGAGAGCACTCTGGATCAAAACCCAGAAATGGCTAGTAGGTTGAAAGATGGTGAAATGTCCATGACTGACTTTGCATTGCGTGTGTATAAGGGAATGGTTCCTTCTGAAGAAGCTACAATGACGGCTCCTGCTGTTACGCCTGAAGCAGGTAATTCTTATATGGCTTAATATGGCACTTACCTCTTTAAACTTAGTTCAGCAATTATCTGCTAACCTTACCTCAACAGGGATTAGGGGGAATATTCCACTCGGTGGTACGAACACAACCGTGCTTAGTTCGGACGATGCCGATTACATGTATGAGTTTACTATAGAAGCAGCCGCTAATGGTAATGTAACAACATGGAACTTAGCTACAAATCAGTTAACAAATACCACTGGGAATGCTTACATAAATCAACCTTCAGGAGCTATTGCACGGGATGCTAATGGGGATGAAGTGCATCTTCCTGACGGTCAAAGTCCATCTGTAGATGATAAGATTGTAGCTATATATTATGAAACTGAAGCAACTAATACAGGAAACATTGCGATTGCTGCTTCAAACCCTGTTTATGGCACAGTTACTTTTAACTCAGGAGTAGGGACTACTGTAGGAGTTAGAGTTCCAAGATCCGCTTTATTTATTCCAAGATGGGAGGCTTCTTCTGGCACAGTTACTTTTACGTTTAGTGCATCTGGAGATAAACTACACGGAATTTTCTTAGGCAAGACATAATAAATGGCAACATCCCCGAACAGAAGACAACGGGTATTTGAGTTCGCAACTCCAAAAGTAGCGGATTTAGTTGTCGTTGAAGTTGTTGACGTTAGCAGAAAAGCGGGGTCTGCCGAAACTATAAGTGATAGCGCTTATGGGTCTAATCATCCTAACACAGATAAGTTTCCTGACTTTAAATTAGCTTTAATTAAAAATGCTGATGAAGATCAAGGCCAGTTTCAATACTGGTATTATGTAAAAGACAGGGCTAGTCAAGACGACTATAACTGGGAGTTCCAAGCTGCGGGAGGATCTAATCCTTTGTATGATACTGTGGTCAGAACGTATGTAACTCTTCGTAGCAGCTACGAAACCAACTCTCCTAAAATAGGTTACAATACATCCGTTGATACCGAAGCTTTATTAAACTTAGGTCAGAAGAAAGATAATAATACTTACATGCCTTCGGGCGATACAGACTTAACTCCCTTTTCAGGAACCGTTTTGGCAGGTACAGACTCTAGTGGAGAGGCTATTCTAGCAACTAGAACAAATGGAGTTAAATTTGACACTGATTATATTTTATTTGAAAGAAGACAAGTTCGTTCAGGAGATGAGACTTTGGATTCTTTATATGTTGTAGAGCAGCGGGTTTTTATAAAAAAGATTCCTATTCGTGGGACGGACGTGGATGCAGAGTTTAATTTTGCTCTTCGCTCCAAACAAACAATTTTTCATAAAGATGAGCTACCTGTAAAAACTACAGTGTTTGGGGAATCAGACACAACCTTACCGACAGATCCTTCTAAGAACACCTCTCAAGTTTTTGCTTTAGGGAACGAAGCTACTGCTCAAGGCTCTATTCCTTTTTTTGGATCTAAGTTAATAGATGGTGGCGGGTCTAATAAATTTGGTATTCTTTGTGAAGGTAGGCAGTTGTCAGACAACTGGTATTCTATTTCTGAAAAAGAAGTTGTTAAGACAGATGCTAATAAGTTAATTCGATCTTATACTACGTATCAAAATTATACTTGGCCAGCTGTTCTTGATCGAATTGCAGATGAAAATTGGACACGGAATGACGGGGGTACCGACACCATAGTTTATCCTATCTATAAAAGAGGTGCCTATAGCGGCCCTACAAAAGTATTAGTTCAATTGTATTGGACAGACTCTGATACTGGTTTTCCTACGTCTACTTCTCAAGACGGAGGGCACACTCATATAGGAACAATAAATCCAATGCTTCCTGAGCCGTTAGTATTTCAGACTCCTATAGCAACGGTAAACGTACCTCCTACTTTACATAACCAAATTTTGGTTACAGCTACAACAGGGAGCAACCACCCTGTATACAATTATATAGGAACTCGCTGGCTGTTTTTAAAGACAAATCATGTAGATTGGCCTGACACTATTATAATAGCGGATTCACAGAGACCTTATAGAGGAGGGTTTTTGAGGGAAAAGATAACTGCCTATAAACCTGTAGCTTCTACATAACATGGCGGATATTGATGCTAGTGGTAGAGGAGATGTAAAAGAATCTGCTGGGTCAAGCCTAACAGAACTTAATCTAGTTGATAACCCCTACGGTGAGTTTCAACACAATATATTTGATGCAAACTACGAGCATTCTCCGTACACTTCTTTTAATGGTTCAGGTGCATCTAGTGGTTCAGGTTCTGGGTTAGGGAGTGTAACTCCTGTTCATCCTTTTAAATTAGAAAGATTTGTAGATTCTTCAGGAAGCCCTAGGACTCGTTTATATAAAGGTTATTTACGATATTGTATTAATACTTTTAAAACAATAATTCAAAGTGATACTAAAACGACTACTGCTTATAGCACGTCTGCGAATAGTTCAGGCACTAATTCAAAAACACACACTGAAAGTGCTCATACCCACAGTCTTACTGACTATACTGGAAGTGTTTATTCTTCTGGTGGATCATACCCCGACACCGACCACCAACATAATTTAGGAGGTAGTACTGGGGGAGTTAATAGTCCCTCTGATGGGCACTTTCACAAGATCCCCGATTTAGTACCTTCAACCTCAACAGTAGATAAGTTTGTGTGTGTTCATGGGCAGACGGAAGGACAAGGGATTTTAAGAGATGTGTCGGCAAACGGTTTTGGTGAAATTACAAATGATTTAGGGGAAGGCACGGGGGTTTATGCTATGGACTTACCTGTTGGAGATACATTTGGTTCTATTTTTTTAAAATGGAAAATAGTTTTATCTGATACGGTTGATCTTTCTGGGGTTACTATAAGTGCTGCTGATGTAACAATCCACAGAGATGCTGCTGTAACTAAAGAAGCTCACGAGCTTTCAGACGACGACCAACTTCCTAAGTTAGAATCAGACAACGAAGGAGCTAGTATGACTAATTTTGATAGAGGGGGTGAATCTGAAGCTGATAGGACGGCTTACTTTTATGTAAAAATAGGAGAGTCCTACCCTGCTGCGGAAGGCTCCCTTAAATCTATTGTGCAAATAACTTACGATAATATTAACTGGACTCCTTTACTAATATCAAGAGCTAGTACATAATGGGGCTGCATGGTAGACCCTAAGTATATAAAGCTTAGTTATTGGTTTGATCGCATCTATGTTATTAATAGACCTGACAGACCTGTTCGATTAGCTAGATTTTTTAAACATATAGAAGATCTCGGATTAGCAGAAAGGCATGAAGTTATAGTATACCCAGCAATTATGGGAAATAAAACAACGTGCCCTCCTTATTTTTTAGCGGGAGCTGGGGCGTGGGGGTGCTTTAAATCCCACAGCAATATAATAGAAAATGCTATTATGGAGATAGAAATTAAAGGAGAGACGCACGGAATAGATAGTATTCTTATACTAGAAGATGATGTGCAGTTTATTGATGACCCTTACCAGTTAATATTTAATTTTTTGTCTAATATCCCTAAAGATTGGGATCAATTATATTTGGGAGGCCAACATAGAATGAAACCAATAGCTACTGAAAACTCGGAAATTAAAAGGGTTATAAGTACTAATAGGACACATGCTTATGCTTTAAACAGTAAAATTTATAAAAAAGTATATGCACATATTAATAATGCTACTGACTATATAGGCAAAAAAGATTATCATGTAGATGGTCAGTTAGAAGAAGCCCACAGAAAACAGTCATGGAACGTGTATTGCCCGCCTAAATGGCTAGCTGGGCAATGTGCTAATATAAGTGATGTAAGTAACACGGAAATCCCCTATAAAATATGGGACTAGTTGACAGCTTGAATTAAACACAATTCCTCTTATATTTAGTGTATTGTGCCAGCATTAACTACCCAGCAATTAGAGACTACTCATAAAAAGTATTTAGATGCATCTAATGCTTCCCCTTCTGATTTTTGGGAAGCTTTAAATGAAATAATGCCCAGAATATATAAAATGGGCTATTGGCGGGAAATGCTTTTAGAACATTCCCAAAGTGCTAAAGATGAATACATATCATTGCCCCCAGAAACCGATTCATTAGTAGCGGGTATACTAGATAATAGCCCGTTACCTACAAGATCTTTATGGCACGACTACAAATTTTTTGGGACTAATGATCAAGATGATACTATTTTAAGTTCTTTTATTGATGATGGATATGCTCCAACGTACAGGGATTTAGTATCAGGCAGCCAGTATACAATAAAATATTCTTCTTTAAAAGGCCCTTTTAACGCTAGACCTGAACTAGGAAAAATAACCATTAGGTATAGGCAACACAGTGATGCAACAAATCACCACGGTGTAGTTCATCCAGAAACAAAACTAGAGTTATCTTCTTATACAGAAGTTACTCATGATTTTAAAAATTCTTTTTCAACAGGAGACGCTGCTGGATTTGAACTTGCTTTAGTAGCAGATACCGATGTTACAGACATTGTGTCTATTACTTGGTCTGACATGGAAGCGGATCATCCTATAATTGTTGTTGCGGAATATCAGGGGGTAGCTGGAGAAAGCATAACTACAGACAGTACAAAAGATTTAATGCTCGCAGAAATTAATTCAAGAAATGGAGTATCGAGGTACAGAAGATTTAGGGTAGGAGGTACAAATAATACCTCAACGGCACATTTACTTTTGAAAAGAAGATGGGTAGATTGCGACAGTGCTCATGATTTAATTCACATTCCATCTAATGCAATTATAAAACACGCTCTTTTAGGTAAACTGGGAGAAGATAATGGGGATGCCCAAAGAGCAGAGTATCATTGGGGTTTAGTAACCCAACTTTTAGAATCAGACACTGACTCTTATAGGGGGACTGCTAAACCCACTTTAAACATAGCCCCCAATGGCGTAGGTGGTGGTATGTTAGGGATGTACTAACAATTTAACAACTAAACAAAAAATTATATTATGGCTGAAAACAGAACATTAAAAGGAATATACGGAGAAGCAGGGGCTACCATGTTAACAGGGACTGACTCGGTTACCAAGGATATATGTGCAATTCTCGTTATTGAAGCGGCTGTCTTTGATGGGCATGGAACTAATGCAACTACGTGGGGCGAGTTAACGGACGTTTCAGGAACGGATGGTAAGATGCTTCTTAGAAGTGATTCTGCCGCTGATGGAGTAACTGTTCCTGTTGGAACAACTCTATATGGTCAATTTTCCAAAGTGACTTTACGATCAGGCACAGTTCTTTGCTATCACGCTTCTAAGTAATCATGGCTAACATAGAGATTAAGAGGGGTCAGCAGACTCAAGTAGATATAAAGTATATCCCTTCGGGGGAGACATATACTAAAAACTTTTTTAATGCTACGACTCTTGGTTCTGCTCCTAAAAAATTTAGGCATAAAGCTTCATTAGTTCTTAGGAGGAAAACAAATAATTCTGTTCAGGGAGAAGTTGTAGATACTTTAACTACGACAGATACAGCAGCGTCAGCTTCTTCATCATCTTTACAATCAACATCGGGGAGGATTAGATTTCCTAACGTAGGAGCTTCTAACACAGCTAACGCAAACATCACATTGCATTTTGACACCGCAGATTCTGATGCGCTTCCTAATGAAAAAATTACTATCTTTGGCGATTTAAAAATCACTGACGTTGCACCTGATGGTAGTGAAGCAACTACTGACGAAGTTATCAACTCTTTCCGATTAACTTTTGATATAATACCAGAGATTATCTAATGGCGAATGAAGAAGCTACTGTTTCACAGACGGTCAATACGGTTACCGTCACACCACCCGCAGCAAGCACATTAAGTGTAACTTCTGCGACAGGAGGCACTTTAACATCTCCTGAAAGCACATCTAGCTTAGTTGCGGTAACAGTTGCCCCATCTACAGCAAGTTTAACAATAGAGAGCAAACTAGCCCCTAAAGAGAGCCCAATATTTACAGGCACTCCTACGGCACCAACAGCTTCTGCGGGAACTAATACGACTCAGATAGCGACTACTGCGTTTGTTAATAGTGCAATTACGCTAGAGAATACTCTAGCTGAGATGGATGATGTTAACTTCACATCTCTGGGAGATAATGAGATTATACAATATGATACCTCCTCTTCTAAATGGTTAAACCAAACTTTGTCTGAAGCAGGAATTGCTTCTACTTCATCACTTACTTCTCATACTAGCGATACTAGTAATCCTCATAGTGTCACCGCTACTCAAGTCAACTTAGGAAATGTTACTAATGAGTCTAAGGGCACGATGTTTACTAACCCTGTTTTTACAGGGAATCCGACAGCTCCTACCCAAGTAGCAGGTAATAATAGTACACGTATTGCGTCTACAGAGTTTGTAGGCACAGCGATAAATAATCTTATTGGTGGAGCTGGCCCTGCTCTAGATACTCTTGTAGAAATTCAGACATCTTTAGGAAGTAATCCTACTTTAGCAGCTACTTTAACCAATTCAATAGCCCTTAAAGCACCTTTAGCGAGTCCTGCTCTTACAGGAACACCAACTGCACCTACAGCTAGTGCAGGTACTAACACTACACAGTTAGCAACTACAGCTTTTGTACTATCTAATTCTAATAGTTATGTACACCCAACGCACACTCAAAGAGGTCTTACGTTAGCTTCTAACGAAGTTTTAGCTTCTTTTACATCTGATACATCTGGACATGTAACTGGTATAACAAAGAGAACACTTACTTTAGCTAACCTTGGGTATACTGGAGATCCTGATGCTAACAAGTACGTTCACCCAACACACACTCAAAGAGGGCTTACGTTAGCTTCTAACGAAGTTTTAGCTTCTTTTACATCTGATACATCTGGACATGTAACTGGTATAACTAAAAGAACACTTACTTTAGCTAATCTTGGATATACTGGAGCTACTGATGCTAATAATTATGTACATCCATCACATACTCAAAGAGGACTTACGTTAGCTTCTAACGAAGTTTTAGCTTCTTTTACATCTGATACATCAGGACATGTAACTGGTATAACTAAAAGAACACTTACTTTAGCTAACCTTGGGTATACAGGAGCTACTGATGCTAATAATTATGTTTTACCTCTAGCTACTAGTGGTGCGAGAGGCGGAGTTAAAATAGGGTATACTGAAAATGGTAAGAATTATCCAGTAGAACTCTCATCAGAGGAGATGTTTGTAAACGTCCCTTGGACAGACACAAAACATCTTTCTCTTTTAGATGACGTTATGTTGTCATCTGTCGGTGACGGAGAGTTAATTGTTTATAATTCAGGTGCTTGGCATAACAAAACTTTAGCGGAAGCAGGAATCCTTCCCCTCGCAGGAGGGACGATGACAGGCAACCTAAAGCTCAATGATACCAAAGTCCTTCAGTTAGGAAGTGACGCTGACCTCCAAATCAAACATGATGGATCAGCGAGTTACATAAATCAAACAGGCACTGGGGCTTTACATATAAGACAAACGATTGCAGACCAAAGTATTTTCTTATCGGCTGACAATGGAAGTGGTACTGCGACAACATACATTCAATTAAATGGAGCGATTGAAAAGAATGTCTTTGCCAAAGGATTAAGAATTCCTGACGGCAGTGTATCTGCACCTGCGTTAGCCTTCACTTCAGAAACCAACACGGGTATCTACGCAACTTCATCAACGTTTAATATTGCTGTTGATGGGGTACAGAGAGCTTATTTCACCTCTGGTGGAATTTTTTCTACAGGAAATGTTTATAGTGCTACAACAGGACAGTTCCGAAACTATGGTGGAACATGGAAAGCCACAACTGGCACTGCTAATAAAGGGTGGGAGTTCTTAAATACAGCAGGTACTCCGAGTAATAGTATTCCTACTGCTACACTCTCTTCTACAGGAACTTTAGTTCTTAATGGTAAAACAACAGCCACAAAGATTGAGTTATACGAAACCTATACAGATGATAATAATTATGAGCGATCTTTCTTTAAGCATGCTTCTAGCTTCTTGGAGATAGGAACTGAAGCTGCTGGTACAGGTACAGCTAGTGGTATCAAGGTTAGAACTACAGGAGTAACTGCATTAAGTATAGCTGCTGGTGGTCTTGTCACTGTTGAAAGCAGAAACTCTTCATCAAGCAATAATATATTAAGTGTAGGTGGTTCTCTTAATGGATACATGAGTGTCCGACATATTGAAGGTAAGTCATCAATTGCAAATTCTCATGGGGCATTATATCTGAATTCTCTAAGCACCCATAATATATTCATGGCAGCAGGGGGAGGGAATATATTCATGACAACTGGAGGGGGCAAGGTGGGTATAGGAACCTCAATGCTTACTACAGATGTTGGTGGGTCAAAGCTACAAGTAGATAAGTACACAGTAGGCTCTAATGGAAACCAATCTGTAACTGGCACGGCTGCTATATTTACGGACAGTGGTAGTGATGGTTTATATTTAGGTGTTAAGAACGCTAGTTACCCAAATAGGGGGTATGCCTTCAAAGTTACTAATAATGGAGTTAACTCTGATTTCACAATTAGGGAACATGGCTCAACGGGTGACAGGTTTACGATCCAGACTGGCGGAAACGTAGGTATAGGGACTAATAGCCCCGTAGCAAAATTAGAAGTTAACGGAAACATTAGGACAAGTACAGGTGCAGGTGCGACTTTAACTTTATTTGACAGTGACTCTGTACGTAATAATAGATTTTTAGCAGGGGCTGATGCAGACGGTGCTTACATCAACTCAACCTATAGCACTGGTGGAACTGGAAGACTTAGATTTCAGACTATTCAAAATGAAAGGATGCGGATTGAGGAAAATGGTAACGTAGGTATTGGCACGACTACGGTTCCTCATTTGCTTTCAGTCAAAGGAACAATTTCAAGACTCAATAGTTCTGGAATACAGGTTATTAACCTTGGAGTATCAAGTGATCATGGTCAGTTAACAATTAACAATTCATCGGGTGTAAACACAGTATCAATTAATGCTACTGGTAATAGCTATATAGCAGGAGGTAATTTAGGGGTAGGAGCTGCTGCCACAAATACAAGATTAGAAGTAAAAGGCGGAACAAGCGATAGTTTGGCATACGGGTTCTTGGTTAGAAATTCATCAAACACTAGCTTGTTTAGCATAAGGAATGATGGGCGTATAGATATACCTGTTGGGCCTGTTGTTCTGGCAGGAGATCTTACAGTACAAGGAGACATTTCTACTACAGGCACGTTCACTATAATAGACACAGATGTCAGCACCACTGAACAGCTTTTAGTAACGAATGACGGAACTGGCCCTGCTGTTATTGTTAATCAAAAAGGAGTACAGCCAGTAATAGATTTTCAAGATGATGGCACTTCTGTTTTCTACATAAAGAACGGAGGCAATGTAGGCATAGGAACAGTTAGTCCAGCTCAAAAGTTAGATGTAGATGGTAATATTGTTGCCGCTAGATTTATCCAAGATACAAGTGCAGGAAACAATTTTTATGCTGCTGGATTTACTAGATCATCAAGTTCATTTACTAACCCAGATATTTATGATTTAAATGGACACGGATTAGTTTTAGGTGGGACTTCTAATGAAAACACTTTAGTTTTAAAATCTGGTGGTAACGTAGGCATAGGTACTACAAGCCCTGCAACAAAACTCCAAGTTTCGACTACTGATGCAGCCAACATCCTAACCCTACATAGAGATGGGTCGAATAATGTAGCAAATACAACTTTAAACAGGATTCAGTTTGCCCAAGACTATAATGCCGCTCAACAGAACTGGGGGAAGATAGATTTAGATTCCAATGCAAGTGCATTACGCACTGACTTAAAGTTCTATGTTAAGTCCACATCTGGGGTACAGAGGCTTGGAATGACAGTCCATGGGACAGTGAGTGATGGGCCAAGAGTTGGTATAGGAACAGCAACCCCAGCAGAAAAACTTCATGTTAGCGGTAGTGAAAATGATGTAGTAATTAAATGTGAATCAACGGGGGCAGGGGCTTGGTTTATTACTAGTTCAACAAATCAACAATATCAAGGGTACAAAGTTGGACATAATTGGTTCATGGGTCAACATGCTAGTAATGATTTCGTCATAAAAGATGGACTGCAATCTAATGGTGCAATAGCTCTTCAAATAGTAGACACTACAAGGTACTTAGGGATTAATACTGCCCCATCAAGCCCTCTCCATCTTAGTGCAGCAGCAATAAGCCAACAGGGAACTCCTGTTACAGCCATCACTAAAACCATTGCTACTACTTCGATTGGGGCAAAGCTCAGCTTCACAAATGCACACAATGCTAATGGCAACCTTATCGGTGGTATATCAATGGGTAACACTGGAGAGGAATTTGCAGGATTATATGCCGTAGATGGAGGGTCATCTGCTGCAACTCACTTAGCTTTCTTTACAGGGAATAGCACTGCAACTACAGAGGCTATAAGGATTCTTAGTGATGGTAACGTAGGCATAGGGGATACAAGTCCTAGTGCAAAACTACATGTAGCAGGAACAGGAAAAATTACAGGACATACTGATCTACAGAGTACAGTAGATATATCAAACACTACAAGAGTTTATACAAAATTAAGTGTAGGTAATAGCGCATGGATTACACCAACTCAAGTCCTTGAAGTAGGAACAAACACAGATGTATCCGCACAAATAGGTAGATCGCAAGTTGGACACATGGGATTTAGTGATCATGCAGGATTTGCTCATTTACAAAGAGCTTCTACAAGTGGTTACGCTTTATTGCAGAGTTCTTCTGGGGATGTATTTTTAAACAGTGAATCTAGTCGGGCTATTTATTTCAGAAAGGGTAATGCGACTATTGGAGGATTTAATTCAAGCAGCGATTTCTATGTTGATACAGACACACTATATGTAGACGCATCTCAAGATAAAGTAGGAATAGGACTAACGTCACCAGCAGAGGAGTTAGATGTTAGAGGCGGTGCTAGAGTCGGCTACTCATCAACTAACGGACATTTAATAGGCAGTAAAGCTTACACAATAACTCACAGCTTTACGACAGGACTAACAGTTAGTTTAGCACACCATACCGCTTGCCACGTTAAAGTATTCATAACAGGTAATTGGGGTAATCATAGCTCATTGGCTTATGTCGGTGAATTTCTTATACAGAATGCAGGAGATACAGGGTACAATGAGCCAGGAATTATACTAACACAACAAGATAACTTAGCTTCCGATTCTATTGCAGCTAAGATAGTTGACCCTTCTACAGCAGGAGGTTCACCGAACAATTTTACAATACAATTCCAAGCAGTCTCCGATACTACCGAATCAATATCAGGAAGACTGTGTTATCACATCATGGGAGACGCATTATCCGTAACATAAAATGGCAGACAAAACTATACCAGCAATCCAAAATCTAAGAGGCAATATCGGAATAAATATTGCGAGTCCTGCATCACTTTTACACGTATCAGGTGGTTCAACTACAATACCGACTTTAAGTACTTCCCAACCCCTTACAATTTCTAATCCTGCTAACTCTGGTATATGTATAATATCAGGGGATGGAACTAGTGCAGGGCAAATTGTTTTTGGAGACTCAGCTGACGCTGATATAGGAAGAATAAGATATCAACACAGTGATAACTCTTTAAGGTTTTGGACTAACGCTGACGAGCGAGTTCGTATTGCTAGTTCTGGTAACGTAGGTATTGGAACTACAACACCTTCTTCGTTATTAAATTTAAGTGATGCTTCAAACAACCTTTCTCATCAGATAGGATTTTCCTATGTAAGCGGAGGAACTGAGACGGACGCATTTACCATTGGCAGAAATAATTCCACAGGAAACTTAGAATTTCACTCTGATATAAACAATCATGGTTTTGAGTTCAAGCACAACGCTGCTGGCACTCAAGAGTTCAACATCCTAAACATGGATGTTGGTATAGGAACAGATGCCCCTGCTGATGACTTACACATTTCTGGAACAACAGCAACAATTAGGTTACAGGATTCAGATGGGACAAATCAGTTCAGCAAAGTACAGAGAGCTGGCACAACCTTATATTTCACCTCAAGGGACAACACAAACTACGGTAAATACTCTTTCATACAAAGTAACGCTTCAGGGGATGTAGAGACATTCTTTATAGATCAACTGAGGAGAGTGGGAGTTGGACACGCCACACCCAGAACTACTTTACATGTGGCTGGTTATGATTCTGACGATGATGCAACAGCTTCTAATGCTGCTGGAGCTTTCCTAGTTTCAAACTCCGCAGGATCCTACGGGATAGAAATGGGCGTTTCAAGTAGTGGCGCTGGATGGATTCAAAGTCATTCTGTAGTGAATAGTAATAACTACGATCTGCAACTAAACCCTTTGGGTGGTAATGTTGGAATAGGAACTACAACTCCAGCCGCTAAATTAGATATATTAGATTCTCAAACACAATCAGGATCGATAGCAACAGCCACAATCAAATCAACCGCCACAACAACCGCTACTAGTACGCAAAGTAGCGCAATGTATGCAATACAAAATAACCTTACCCTGACAGGCACAGGAGGTAGTTTTCAAAATTCACTTCATCAACAAGTGATGACAACAGTTAGTTCTACAGGAACGGCAACTAACTTAAAAAACCATTTGAGTAGAGTCCACACTTCAGGTAGTGGGCAAATAAATAACGTAGCTCATTATAATACTCATACAGAATTATCTGGAAACGGTACTATCACTAATTGGATAGGATATTCTGTTGCACACGGTTCTTTAACCGCATTTGAAAACACAGGTCATACAATAACTAATACGTATGGTTTATATATCGGAGATATAACTTCAGGTACTCAAACTAATACTCCTTATGGCGTCTATCAGTTGAATGCTGATATGAGAAACTATTTTGGAGGTAGTGTAAGTATCGGCACTGGAAGCTCTTCATTCAAACTTGAAGTCGCTGGGGAAACTCTTTTAGATGCACCAAATGGGAGTACACATTCTTTAAGGTTAGGAAGAGCAGATAATGCAAACAAATGGTTTTTCAACCATGCTGGTAATGATTTAAGAATTTATAATGCTGCTGGGTCTGGGTATGACATTATGCTTGGGGTAAATTCAGGTGGAACTGCTCAAGATAACAAAGTAGGCATAGGAACAGCGACTCCAGACCATAAGCTACACATAAAGGGGGATCGGTTAAGGATAGAGGAAAGCGTAAACTCTAGACATTTAGATATCATACCTGCCGTTAGTGGGTCTAGTCATATTTTTACAAGCTCAACAACTGGGAGTGGTTATACTTTCCAAAATAGTTCTGGTACTATCGCAATACTAGATGCAAATGGTTCAGCTTTTTATCAAGACCTAACAATAGCCTCATCAAATTTAAAACTTAGCTCTGCTCATTATGTGCAGTTTGGTAGTGCTAATGCTAGAATCCAAGGAAGTAATGGTTCTAACTATTTAAAGTTTTATACAGGGGGTGTAGAAAGATTAGCTATAGCTAATTTAGCATCCACCTTTTCTGGAAATGTTATTATTTCGGGAGGTTTAACTGTCCAAGGAACGACCACAACGATAAACAGTACAACTGTTTCTGTTGATGATAAGAACATTGAATTAGGTTCTGTTGCTACCCCAACAGATTTAACTGCTGATGGTGGTGGTATTACTCTTAAAGGTACTAGTGATTACACAATCAACTGGTCAAACTCAACTGACTCATGGCACTTTAATCAAGGGATTATAGTTGGGGAGAATGGAACAGGACATGATGTCGTTTTCTATGGGGATACTTCAGATCGTTATCTAACATGGGATCAGTCAGAAGACAGGTTAAACCTTAGAGATCATGTGGAGCTAACTTTAGGAACTCATAATGATCTGAGCCTCTGGCATGACAATGTGAGGGGTCGTATTGCTTACACAGGGCCGAATGAATTTCAGATTACGGCAGGTAGCACTTTAGCACTAGGTTTCAATGACTCTGACGGTGTATATGGGGAAACTGCGATTGCCTGTTATAAAGATGGAGCGGTAAAAATTAGGCACAATAATTCGCAGAAATTCACCACAGATGCAGGAGGTATCACTGTCACTGGAAAGATGACCTCTACCACAATTACCACAGCAGGTAATTTAGAGCTTTTTGAGTCTGGCTTTAATAATTACATTTCTTCAGTAGATCAAGGAAAACATTTATTAATTAGAAATACAGGAGGAGCTAATGTAGAGCTTTTAGTCAACACAAGTGAGAAAGGTGTTATAGCCATACCAAATGGAGCAGTACAGCTCTATCACGATAATGCCCTCAAGCTTTCTACTACGTCTGCTGGGGCTTCGTTTAGTGGGGGGCTTTACATTAGCGGAAATTATACCGATGTAGGAAATCAGCTAAACATTTGGTGTGATTCAAATGGTCATGGAAATGTCGCTGTTTATGATTTCACTTTAAAGACTGGATCTAATAATTCTAGGACAAACATTTTTAAAATAGATACTAATGGTAAGGTAGGCATAGGCACAGCGAGTCCTGACACACCATTAGAGATTGAAGTACCTAGTGCAGCTAATACTCAAACTAGATGTTTCCATATCGACCATAATCCAACTGGTAATACTGGTAGTGGTTTTATGACCATAAGATCAGGGACTAATGTGGGATCAACTGCAAGTCTTGAGCAAGTTTCAAGTGGTGGTGGCAGCCTATATGGAACTTACTCAGATACAAATTTAATAAATCACGGAACACAAACTAGTGGTGCTTACAATAACATAAATTTTGTAACAAATGATGCCATTCGTATGACTGTTGGTGGTGGTTCGCAAGCTGGTAATGTTGGTATAGGAACATCTGCTCCATCACAAAAATTAGAAATAATAGCAAATGCTACTTCACTAGCAAATCAACCAGCAGAGCCTTTATTTGTACATAATGATGGCAATAATATTGATGGTAGAGTTTTCTTATCTGTTAAACATGATAGAATAAGCACAGCCCAAGCTCTTGGAGCTGGATTAAAAATGTCAGCTGGGGCGGTTACTTCAGGAACTGCATCTTACTTTGATTCTTTAATACTTTTAGAAGGCGCTGGCGCAGGTAGCGACACAATTCATTCTGCGCCAAAAGCTATTAAATTTTATGTAGATAATCATGATACAGCAGCGGGAGATGGAAATGATTATTATCAACTTGGCGATCTAGCTTTAACCATTAAGGAAGATGGAAATCTCAGCGCATCGGGTGTTGTTCTTTTCAATGACAATAAGGGTATTAATTTTGGTAACAGTAATGCGAAAATATATGGTTCATCTAGTGATGGGATAAAGTTTAATGCAGGTAATGCAGTAGCAATGCATCTTACCCAAACGGGTAACTTAGCAATTGGCCCTTCAAGTCCAGCAGCAAAGTTACACATAGAGAACACTGTTGCAGCAGGTTCAGATAATTTTGCGCTACACTTACATAACCCAACCAATGCTTCTGACTCTAGGGTCGGCATGATGTTCAGGGTTAATAATAACACTGGTTCAAATATTGATGGGGCAGCAATACAGGCTTACAATAATGGTTACGATGGGCAAGCACACTTAGGTCTTGGTCATGTACTTAATGGGACTTTTTCTGAGACGCTACGTGTCGATACAGCCAATAGAGTGGGAATTGGTGTTACTAACCCAGACTGTAGACTTGAAGTAAAGGGTGCAGGAACAGGCAGTACAGCTGCGTTAAGAGTTAGGAATAATAATGACGGTGAGCTTTTTGCAATTAGAGATGATGGTATAGTAACAGTTCCGTACAACTATTTTTATGTTAACTCTAGTCAAGGAGCTTATGTGCAAAATAGCTTGCGAGTTAGAGGTTCTTTACATAATGACCAAGGAACTTTACAAATTGGTAACTCAAATGGGACAGCTTTTGATGGCAACGTAGGAATAGGAACATCTTCTCCACTTTCAAGACTCGACATTGCTCAAGATGATGGAGCCTCACATACAGATTTTGGATATGATGGGCTTACTCTGTCTGCACACGCTTCCGCTTCTGAGCCATCAATCATTACATTTAGGTCTGCTAATGAAGATGGGAACTTAGCTAACTCAGCTAAGATAGGCTCTGTAACAACAGGCACAGGATCGAGCTATAATGGAAACTTAGTCTTTAGCACAAGAGCAGGTGCTTCGATAGCTGAAAGAATGCGAGTTCAGCATGATGGTAAAGTAGGGATCGGTACTGCAACCCCAAGTCGCACATTACATGTAGTAGATTCAGCAGGGCCGACTATTAAATTTGAGAGAGGCACTGCTTCCAACTTAGAATTTACATTTGGCTCAACTAATGCCTCAATAGCAAGCGCAGGAGAGATCCAGTTTAGAGCGAATGGAGGAACTACAAACAAGTTCATAATCAACAATTCGCAGATTCAATCAAATGCCAAGTTATTAGTTGTTAATAATTCAGGCACTGAGGTTGTAGGTAGTAACGACACCTCTTCTCTAACTGGTATGCTTGTTAAAACTAGTGGCGGTACATCTCAAGCACTATTTGGCGTAGAGGGAAGTGGCACTGGTTACCTGAGTGGTACTATCGCTAGGGCTGCTGTTTTAGCCTCTACGGCTTCTGGCACAGCATTGCAACTTGGATCGGCAGGAGTAATAAGGGCTACTATAAAACACGATGGTAATGTAGGAATAGGAACTACAAGTCCTACAGATAAGCTACATGTTTATGGCAGTGTCAGGGGTGACATGAAGCTAGAAGGTAATTTCACTGCTGGTCAAACAGACGTAGCTAAGTTTGGATTAGCATATTTACCTAGAGGGGGAGACCATAATAATAGGAACATAGCTCTTATAGGTGCTTACAATACAACCACAGATTCAACATCTGGAGGAGAATTACGCTTTCATACTAGAGCCACAAACAGCAGTTTGCAGGAGCGAGTGCGTATTCAACAGGATGGTAAAATTGGTATAAACACTACAAGCCCAGATTTAACACTTCACGTTAATGGAACTGTTAGAGTAGATAGCGGTAGTGGTGTGGCATCAAGAAAAGTCAGATCTAGTTATTTCTCAAGCGGTCAAAGTTTGACTCTAGAATCAGGATCTTCGGGACAAGTTATTCTTACAACAGGAAGTAATAATCAATTAAAAGCTGACAGTGGTGGATTTGTTCAATTATCCCATGTTGGATCTACAACTGGAGGAAAGTTTTTAGTCAGGACGTACAGTGGAAATGATTATCTAAACGTATTCAGTTCTGAACATTCAAGTGGATCGTTATGTATAGGCTATGGGGCTGCTGGAAAATATAACGCATCAGGTTTTGTATCTACTTACGATAACTTTGCAGGACATAAGACACTCCTAAAGATTAATCATAATGGATTTAATGTTCTAACAACTAGCACAAACCAAACGGACACCGTAGGGGCTGACCTTATGATGACTAATAGGTTTACAGTACAGAATGATAAGGCTTATTTTGGTACTGGTAACGTAGGGATAGGCACGACATCTCCAGTGGTTAAGCTTGATGTGCATGGTGACTTTATGGTCACTAACACCACTCCACGTTTAATTCTAAAAGAAAGTGGTTCATCTAAAGATATTTCCCTCAAGGTGCAAACTAACGGACGGTTAGATATATTAAATGACAATCAAGTCAATACATTAGCAACAGTTTTGCAGGACGGTAAAGTAGGAATAGGCACTACTTCCCCAACAAATACATTAACTGTTCAAAGTGCCTCTGGCACAAGTAGTTTTAAAACTGGTGATGGCACAAGATTCTTTAGGGTTTATCAGGATTCTACTAACATTTCACTAGCAGCAGATGGGTCAGCTAATTTAGATTTTTATGTAGGTGGATCACAAAGATTAAAGATAGCCACAGATGGAAAAGTAGGTATAGGGACAACGAGTCCAGCTGAAGTGTTAGACGTTGTCGGTTTAATCAAGTTCGGTCACACTAGAACTAATAATGCTCAAAAGATAGCAAGGCTTCTTGTACCTGAGTACAATAATTCACATGGGTCTTTCCTTGCATTCATGGGAACTGCTAACTCTAGCACTAACTTTGTTAGTTTTGGAGGCGGTACTTCATCAGCAGACGCAGCAACAACTTTAGCGTTCTACACTGCCTCTGCCGTTAATACTACGGTAGGCACAGAAAGAATGCGTATTGAGTCTGACGGAGATGTTGGTATAGGAACTCAATCACCACAACAAAAGTTAGATGTTGATGGAGTCATAAAGCATAAGGTTTATACTGTAGCAAACTTACCATCAGCAGGTGCTTCAACAATAGGGGCTAGAGCATTTGTGAGCGATTCATCCAATGCGTTTAGCTCTTCTTATGTGGGGTATAGTGTCTCTGGTGGAGGTAGTAATTTCAGCCCTGTTTATTCAGATGGAAGTAGTTGGTATATGGGGTAATAAAACACTTGATAATACGTATTAAAGGCATATCCTAACAATTATGGAAGAAGTTACACTTAAATTAAATAAGGATCTAATCCAAGTAAACATTCAAGCTATCGATATTGCTGTTAAAGCTGTCGGTTTAAATGGTGCTGAAGCTCTTGTAGTTTTAGCTAAAACAATATCTGAGCAAACAGGTGAAACTGTTGCTGCCCCAGAACAACCAGAAGCCGAAGAAGTTCAAGCAGAAGTTGTTGAGTAATGAAGTTCTATGTAGACATAGAAGATGAAAATCATCTTGCTGGGGTCACCAAAGCTAGAGAAAAGTATAATGCTTCACTGCCTTGGATAGACAACCCTGATTATGTAGAGCCATATCTATTGGAAGAGCAGGTGAATCCTGATTATGAGGAACCTATAGGTGACCCCTTAATCGAGAACCCTGATTACGAACCAGCAACTCCTGCAATCGGAGAGCCTGTAATAGTCAATCCTGATTTCGTAAAAGGATCAGAAGCAGTGGGGGAACCGCAGATTCCAAATCCTGATTATGATGAGGATGATGAGGAGTCTGAGGAACTTATAGATAACCCTGATTATATACCAGCAGTCGAGCAAGAAGGTTCAGCAGTTATAGATAACCCTGATTATATCGAAGCTAAAGAAGCTGTCGGGGAGCCAATGATTGAGAACCCTGACTATGTTCCTGCTGTCGGGAAGCCTACGATACCTAACCCAGACTATACAGAAGGGACTCCTGATCTTCCACAAACCATTCCACAAGAAGGTTTTGCAGAAGACAAGGATTACCTTAAATGGGTCATTGATAAGGCTTGTGAGTCATATGCCAAGGAATTTGGTATTATTGATTAATTGTGGTATATTGCTCGCTGAATGAGCAATGAAGAGCTAATTGTAAAAGGGGCTACAGGAATAACGGGATCTTTGATTGCTGTTACTATTCCGTACGCTGAAGTAATCCAATGGGGTATCCAAGTAGTTGGAGGCTTGTTGGGTATTACAGTAGCTATTATTACGCTCTATAACCTGTTAAAAAGGAAGAAATGAATAAAGAATCTATATTAGGAATAGTAAGGCACTTCCTCACGTTTGGTGGTGGTTTTATGACGCAGAATGGGATGGCTTCAAATGACGAAGTTACTACAGGAGTATCGGCTGCTGTAACACTTATAGGCGTTATTTGGTCTATAATGTCTAAAAAGAAGTGAGGCATTTTTTGAGGATAATAGTATTAGCGTTAGAGGCTTATGTGAACTATACTAGGTCGAAACAACGGAAATACGTATATGGCCTTGAAGATGAGATTGATCGCCTTGCTGCTGATGGTAGCCCTGCTGCCAAGCTGCGCCTTGAAAGACTTAGTGGGCGACTCAGCATTGAACGAAAGCGCAATATATGATCCTCCTACAGTTACCCTGATTCAAGGGTACGATTACCCCTTTAAAGAGGGTAACCTTATGGGTCGTGGACAGAAGTTCCATAGTGATTATTCCTACAGACGTGCTATAATAATAGGAGATGATAGCAATATGCGTAGGACACTCTCGACCAAATGATTCAGGTGCAGCTTCTGTAACGGGGGTTAGCGAGTGGGATTATAACTCCGAACTTGCGGAGATGATTGGCGATAAGTTAATGCTCCCGCATAAAATATATTCGGTATATAAAGGGACTGGGTATGTAACAGCTATTAAGTGGTTGGCTAAAAAAATGAAAGAAGATAGAGTGGATACCGCTTTAGAGCTCCACTTTAATGCTGCCAGCCCTAAAGCTACAGGACATGAATGGCTTTATTGGCATAGCTCTGAAAAAGGAAGACTTCTTTCAAGAGCTTTAAGGGATTCTTTCGAAGATTCTTTTCCTTTATTTAGGAGCAGGGGCATTAAACCAAGACAAAAAAAAGATAGAGGAGCTTACTTTTTAAGAGCTACTCCTATGACAGCTTGTATCGCTGAACCTTTTTTTGGTACTAATACGGAAGATTGGAAGCTAGCCGTAGAGCACAAAGAAGGCATAGCTACCTCTATAGCGGGAGGATTATCATTATATAAAGAAATTTCAGAAAATTGGTAACTTGGCGCTTCCCAAATCAATATCTATTGCAGGGCACAAAATAGAACTGGAAGCAGTTCCTTTTGGAGACGATGACCCTCCTTATGGATTATATTTTCACGACAAAAAACTTATACAGGTTAATAAAAAAATTAAAGGCAAGGTTTTATTAGAAACCATTAGGCATGAAATGATGGAGGCTAGCTTACTTCTTAGTGGAGTGGGTTGGTTAGAACATTATGAACAAGAGTCTGTAGTCCGTTGTATGGAAGAAATATTTTTCCCTGCTTGGGAGGCTTTTTTAAAACGATATAAATAATGAAAAACTTTGAAGAAGATCCTTTTTCAGAAAATAAAGACAGAGTTTTAAGGTATAGAATAAAAGGGAAAGACATAGAAAAAGCTCAAGATATGTGCGATGAAATGGGTGTTCTCCCCAATTCTTTTACTCGTGGAATGGGAAGAATGGTTGGTTTTTTGGGAGAGATAGCGGTGAATAAATTTATTCCACGGTCTAAGTATGTGGGAAATAAAGTATTTAAATACGATATTGTAAAAGGAAGAAACAAAATAGAAGTTAAAAGCAAAACTTGTACAAGTTGCCCTAAAGAACATTACGTAGCTTCCGTTAACGGGCCTAAAAAATTAGATCCTGCAAATAATGTGTATTTTTTTACAAGGGTTTCGAAAGACCTTCGATATGTGTGGATTGTAGGTTGGATAACTACAAAAGATTTTTTTAAGAAATCTGTTTTTAAAAAGAAAAATGAAAAAGATGAAGAAGGTTTTGTGTACAGGGTATCAGGTTATCACATAAAAATAAAAGATTTAGAATTGCCATATACTTTTATTCGTAAGGACTAGCGTCCCCATCGGGAGTATTAATATATAAAGGCATCCCTTCCCCTAAAGACCCTGCGACGTTATACCAAAAGTACTCATCTGCGTCTTTTAACGTCATCTCTTGAGCCAACACATCAATACATTTGTCTATAGAATAGACAG